TCGCTTCCGGGTGGTCTTCCGTCTCCCTTGCCGCATCGACGACCCCGAGCTCTACAAGGCAGTCGTTACCCAGCTGATCGGCACCCTTGGCAGCGACAAGAGTTGCTCAGACCCCTGCCGCATCTTCTACAGCTATTCCGGCGGCACCCAAAAACTCCTCCACCCAGAAGCCACACTCCCGGAAGCCGTCATCAATGCAGCACGGGAACAACTGCAAGAGGACCTCAAGCGTCGCCGGCAGGCTACAGAGGAGGCAGATCCCATCTCCATTGCCCAGGCGGAATGGGTTCTGCAGAACGTCATCAATCCCACCGCTGATGGCGAGCGGCATCTCTTCATCCGCATCACAGCAGCGGCGGCATCCGTTGGTGACGCTCTTTATGGGGCCTGGTCCGATTGGGCCTCCCGCGGTCACCACGGCCAGGGCAAGAATCGCCGGCAAACCAGCGAGCGCTTCTTCCGCGGCTTCTCTGGCAACACCACCTTGGCGACTCTCTTCTTCCTGGCGGGAGAGCAGGACCCCAGCTGGCGCAAGCACCTGCCTGATCATCTCCGCAGTGAATACAGCGATGCCGGCATCCCAGGAGTAGCTGGCTACTCCCACCAGGATTTCCTGGGTCTCCACGAGATCGACCCAGATGATCCCGTCCTTGGAGCCTCCACCCCATCCCTCCTGGAATGGGGCGCCTCCTACTCCTCCAGTCCCGCACCTGCAGACAGCGATCTACCCATGCCCGAGCCGCCGCCCTTTGATGACGCAGGAATCGAATCACAGCTCGATGACGATTTCGAAACCATCAGTTACGGCGACGTCAGTCCAGACCCCGTCACCCCTCCGCCCAAAAGAGGCCGAGGCCGCCCCACAGGTAGCAAAGACAAATCAGCAGGTGGAGCCGCTGACGAGATCCTGGATCGCATCCGCATCTTCTACCCAGGCCTGCGACTGAACGTCCTGACCCAGACCATCGAATACGACGGCAAGGACGGCATCACCGAAGTTCCCGACCCCTCCACCGTCTACACCCGTATCTCCAGAGGGCGCAAGGGAGACCTCTATCCCAAAGGTGGCGTTCACGACATCCTCCAGGTGGAGGCATGGGAGCGGCGCTACAACCCAGTCACTGACTACCTGGAATCCTGCGCTGCCACTGCACCTGCTCCCTACTGGGACACCATCGCAGAAGAACTCCTCGGGGTGTCCTACGACGAGATCCTCAACCCCCGACTCCCCGATGGCCGCTTGCTAGCCAATGTCATCCTGCAGCGATTCCTGATTGGCGCCATTGCACGGGCCACTGAACCTGGCTGCGAGCACAGCTGGATGATGATCCTCATCGGTGACCAGAACAAGGGCAAGTCCTTTTTCTTCCAATACCTCACCCCGCCGGACCACCTCAATCGCTACCCCATGTGCGCCACCGTGCAGCAGGGGATCGGCTACCTCAAGGACAGGCCCCACGTCTTGCATGCAGGCTGGGTTGTCCTTCTCGATGAATGCGACCGCTTCTTTGAGCGCCGCTACGTCGAAGAACTCAAGAACCTCGTCTCAGTAGCCACCGACAGGTCCGCTCCCAAATACCAAAACGAAAGGTCCTATCCCAGGTCCTTCGTCCTGGCGGGCAACACCAACCATGACAGCTTCATGCTGGATCCCACCGGAAATCGGAGGTTTCTTCCCATCCGCGTCACCGGCAAGGTCCTCGCACCTCGCAGCGAGAAGAACCTGATCATCGACCTCGACAAGGTCAAGACCGATCGGGACGCCATCTGGTCTGCTGCTCGAAAGGCTTACCTCGATGGCGAGCCCCATGGCTTCAGCTCTGACGAGATCAGCCAGGTGGAGGAGTACATGACCAACTTCATGGTGGACGACCCATTGATGGATGCCGTCTCCAGGGTCCTGCAGCTCCATCCCAGCACGATCCATGTGGGGCGACCCGCCTACTTGATGGCTGATATCTGCAAGCACTTGAGCATCGAGGAAAAAGACTTCCACAGAGTGAGGCAGCCGATCGGTGATGTCCTCAAGAGGCTGGGCCTGCGAAAGGTCCGGATCAGACCTCCAGGCAAACGGAATCCTCAGAACTACTGGATGGAGGGCGACCCTGACGATCCCAACACGGAGGCGGAGCCCTCTGAGAAGAGCGACATTCCGCTCGACTGGTAGCCCCTGCGACTATCTGTGTTGCACCCTGCCAGACGCGTCTTGCGGGACTTTTTCTTGCTTGCGGGTGAGACTCGCTGGACTACCGCCCGGAATGTCCCCACTTGCCGCCTGTGTGTCAAGGGGTTTGACACGGGGAAACGCCTGTTGTGGCAAGGGGTTTAAGCTGCGGTGTTGGCTGTGTCAAGCTTTCTCCAAACCTTTTCTGGGAAAAATAAATTCCAAGGTCTCTCTTGCTGGGTTCCCCTTGGTGTCAAGCTTTTGTCCTTGCCTAGCTCTTTGAATTCTTGCTATCCTTGACAAGACAGTGCTGACAAGGGATTTCCTGGAATAAGGGAATTTCCCTAGGAAGGTATAGGAAAAGCTTGACGACCTTGACACACCTCGTCAAACTCCTTCCGCCCCAGTCGTTTTGCCCGTGTCAAGCTCGAAGGCACTCGCGGCACTGTATCAACATGTACTTTTCCAAATTCTGGGAAGCCTCCTGATAGGCACCCCGCCGGCTCTTTACATACCAAACCATTGCCCATCTGCGTCAGAAGGCTTACAATCCGCACGCCAGACCTTCACCCCATGAATCCTGCTGGAACCACAGCCTCGGGCGGCCATCCAATGGACGGCATCGACAGGCAGATCGTCCTCTCCCTTGAACAAGTGGGCACTCCTTGTGAGGCCGACATCGCTCATGCAGCCCGTCTTGTCCTGCGTTACGAGGGCTCTCTCCTCTCGGGAGATCTCCTTGATCGCCTCAGATCTATCGCTAAGCGGTGGGGGTTCCTCACCCGTGACCAACTCATGACTCGCGCCAGGGAGATCTGGGAGTCCGGCTGGAAGCCCAACGTCGTCGAAAGCATTGCCGTTCAAGCTGTTGGCTCCGGCGCCGACGTGGAGGGTTGATCATGGCCAAAGCAACCAAAGCGAGCCACACGAAGCCTGGTCGCAGCCGGCTATCGATCGCCCAACGGCGACTCAGGGCTTATTCCTGTTCCCCTCGGAACTTGGATTTTCATGTCATTGCCTACGCCACCAACGCCCCCAAGGCACGGCTGATGTGCACGCAGGCCAATACTGAATGGAGCATTGAACAGTGGACAGCAACGCGCATGAGGGAGGCCGACGGCCTCTCCACCAGTGAGGCGATTTGGGAGGGACCGGAGGACATGCCAGCCCAGCACAAGGAGCTTGCATGCATGCTTTGGTCAGATTCATAACAACATTTATCAGGAGGACTAGAACTTTGGACAATCAACACCCGACAGCAGCTGACTCGCTTGACAGAAGCGACGCCGCTGACGCCATCCGTTTTCGATGGATCCTCAGAGGCAATGGGTACTTCTTACCAGAACCTGATCCTTATGAGCGCGGGCCAATTGGCGTTGACGAGACAAGACGAGTGATTGACGGCATCATTGCAAAAAGTTCAATCAACCTCGGAGTCAACGCAAGCGAAGAACCACTAAATGATCTCGAAGAGGAACAGGAAACCAACCTCGGAGTCAACGCAAGCGAAGAACCGCTAAATACTCCCGAGCCTTTTACTCGTGTGCCGTCGAAAGAGCAGAGCTGCCGCAACTGCTACTACGCAAGACCCTCTGACAGGGGCAGGGCTTGGAAGGTCTCCTGCCGTGTCCACCCACCGCATCAGGCTTGGAACTTCGCGACAGAAACTTTTGAGCCGCTATGGCCGCAGGTAGAGGTTGGCGAATGGTGCGGCCATTGGCACGAGGTGGACCAATGAGCTGGATTACTCATCGAGCGCCAACCGAAGAGGACGGGGACGGTGATGGCGACGTCATGGTGCACCGGCAGGGCACAAGGGGTAACCCCAAGGGTTACTGGGCTTACAGGAAATGGCATGACGTCCAATTAGGGACCCCTTTCATGCCATACACGGAACCGAAAAAGGTTTCAGATATCGAGGACTTGCTGGGCCACGGATTCAGTATCAACGCAAGCGAAGAGCCGCTAAGAGATCCCGAAGAGGAACAGGAAACCGAGGCAGGTCTTTCGAGCAGCAGGGCATACAAGATAACTGTAAACATTTCATTTCAGGAGTGATGATGACCACGAACCAGTTCAGCCATCCAACTTATACCAAGCCGTCTCTTATCGGCCTGGTGTCTCACGCGCCCGGATCCGGCAAAAGTGCTATTGCTGAAATTCTGGATATCTACCACGGTTTCATCTGTGAGCCATTTGCCGGTCCTGTCAAGGAGTGCGCCTTGGGCGTTTTGATCAATGCTGGTGTTCTGCCTGCAGATGCAGAGGAGTATCTCTATGAGAACAAGGCAAAAGTCATTCCAGAACTTGGTGTCACGGGGCGTCATATCCTCCAGACCCTTGGCACCGACTGGGGGCGAAAGAAGATCAATCGCCGACTTTGGCTTCTTTGTTGGGAGAACACGTACCAGATCTACCTCAACGCTCGATACCATCCCATGACCGGGGTTCATTTCCCGGAGTTGGCCGACTTGCGGGTTGTCGCGGATGATGTCCGTTTTCCGGATGAAGCCGACACAATCCTCCGGCTGGGCGGTCAGCTTTGGGAGATCGTCCGCCCTGGGACACCTCGTCATTACCCACTGCCGGAGTGGCTCAGCTGGGCGTCTCGCCTCATCCCTAGGCGCTGGCGATCCCGCTTTCATGCAAGTGAAGGGCGCCTAAGAAATTACCCTCGATTCAATCTCCGGATTGTCAATGATGGCTCCCTGGATGACCTGGAGGCCACGATCAATTTTTTGCTGAAGGAAGTGCATCAGACCTGCCCTTCTGTGGCTTCTGTTCTTGGAAAGGCTAATCATCTCTATTCCATTCCCCGGGGATACACCATCTACACCAAAGGGATGTATCGCCAAACCCTAAACATGGATACCCTTGCTGAGGACCTTGCTAAGGACCTTGCTCTTGCCTTGATCGAACATGAATCGTGCGCGACGGACGCTCCATCCATCACGAAGGCCTCATGATGCCTGATTTTCAATTGGACGTGAGGCTGCCCGGGGCCGCCTTTCCTCCTGAGTCCACGAATGCCAATCAGTTCTGGCTTCGAATGGCTCGAGACCTGATTGGTCTTTCAGCAACTCGGCGCCGGACTAGGGCATCCTCTGCTCTAGCCAGAAGAGATGGGCAAATCATTGCCGCAGCCGTTGATGGCTTTCCTCCTTGTGTCAACAATTCAGCTGCCAGGGAGGCGGATTTCGCCTGTTGGGATGGCATGCACCTCGGTGCGGAAGCAGCCCTGGTTTCTCACGCGGCCTTGCATGGGACCTCTCTGCGAGGCAGCACCGTGTATTGCTGGCCCATGCTCAATTCATGCCACGACGCATCTCTGTTAATTGCTGCAGGGGTGTCGGTGATTGTTGAGCCTGACTATCAAATCCCCGCATCACGGGAAGATGCTCGTCGACTAATTCGCTCAATGGCCGCAGAAGCAGGTGTCCTCTTGGTTAGAGAACAGTTCGACGCTATCTTTGGCGCGCACTATGAAATCTGTGGTGAACACCAACTCGAACCATCCCATGCACCAAAGAGTTCGACGGACCAACCTTGATGGGCGAGGGCGCCTTGCAATTGTTACAGGGGCAGAGCGCATGGAGTCTGGCATTGCGGTAATCGATGTCATCCCAGAAGGATGCACCGATGGCAAACCGCGAACATGGCGACTGACCGACTTTGAACCTCTCCCGCAGGAGAAACAGCTAGAGAGTCTTGGCGGGTCTTTCAAGCCTCCAAAGGGCTACCCAATGATTCCATCGGATGATGCCAAATGACTAAAGGAAGTGTTTTTGCTGAAGGCGACAGGGTCATCGAACGCCCGAACCCAGGCGGCCATCTTGCGCCTTCTTCTTTAGAGAAGGGCAAGCGCTTCGGCCGGCGAATTGGCAGGATCGTTGCCACCGTCTCCATGCATGGCAAATCAGGCGTTTGCGTGAATTACGCCCATGTCATTTGGGACGGGCTCAAGTCTCCCTCCATGCACGCTGTCTCCCGACTGCAACACCATGCCACGCTGGAAAATTCCTAACGATCTTCACAGCAGGATCATCCAAGGTCCACTGTGTCCATTCCTGGATCACTCCCATGGATCCCTGGACGGTCAGATTCCCCGCTACGACGACAGCCACGCTTGCGTCCGCTGCATTGGGGCTCTCACTGAGGGACGAGTAGAGCTAAGCCTGCCACGGATTCATCCACAGTTCCGCAAGAGATTTCTTGAGTTCTGGTCTCTCGTGGACATCAGCGACCCAATGGAGTGCTGGGACTGGCAGGGCTCCTATTACAAAGACGGCAGCTCCACCTACTTCCGCCTGAAGAGGCATTGGGGTGGAGGCCGTCAATACTCTGCGCCTCGAGTGGCCACTTGGTTCACATGGGGCGACATCGGAAGGCTGCCGGTTAAGAACATCTGCGAAAATCCCTTCTGTTGCAACCCGTTGCATATTCGAGTGCAAGGGGTCCCACACTTTTACGCCAACAGGAAATTGGCCACGATCAAACTATTCCCTGCCGCTTCTGTCCTGATTTCTGACACCCAGTCCTACATCGAGGCTGCTCGTGACTGTTCTCCAGCCGCATTCGCCAGGCTTGAGCGAGCCAATGCCGAATGGATCAGGCAGAGAGTGGAAGGACCCCTGGAGTCCGAGTGATTAAGACTGCAAGACATAGCTTGCACGATTGCGCGCTTTAGAGTACGTTGTGCCATGTGAATCATCCGGGCCTCACCCCCGCGGTCTTCAATGTCCACAAAACACGCATTCGAAGGGATGGCCCACCGCCCGGCCGAGTTGACTCACCACTTTTCATCGTGCCTGCCAGGGCCGGTTGCAAGTATTGCTCTGTCCATTTTCTTTGGGCCTCCCGAAGCATTTCCTCCTGAAGATCTCGACTCATTTACTGAGTTTTGCGCTCTCTCCAAGGGGAAGGACCTTTCCCTGGTCCTCTGGCAGTTCCTCTCCGCGGAGATCGCTTGCCTATTAAAATTGGATTCGCCTGCTGACAGGGATATGCAACGTGATTGTGCGCTCGATCCTGTCATTGCTGGCCTTGAGGTCCTTTGCGCAGGCGAGAAATGGGACCTAGCCCAAGAAGCGCGTGCTTATGCTTACGAACTGTCTCTTTCTTGGGGGAGGCGGATCGTCAATTCATCAGCCCTCCCCACTTGCCACGACAGCAGCCCTGAAGCCAAGGCTGAAATCAAGGCAATGCTTGTAGAGTCTCACATTGCACTTTCCGCCGCAGATGCCGCTGCTGTGGCGGAAATGATTGCAGGAGGGCAACCTCCGGAAAGCGAAGGTCTAGCTGACCTTGTTTATTGGACTATCAACCATATGTGCATCTGTCATGCCAGGGCTGCCCAAGCGGCCTTGGTTGAGGACGCTGACTCTGCTGATGCAGTCCTCCGATCATTGTCCGCAATGAAACAGCATCGATGTGTCCAGTTGAGCCGCTTGAGAACCCTGATCGAACAATCCCCAACAGTCGACTCTTTATCCACTTCCTCATGACTGCAGCGCCTACCCCAGAGTGGCTCATGGAAACCACCCCAGACGGGGAGGTTGCCCTTGCGCCCCTGCCTGTTCCGCCCAAATCAGAAAACCCCTTCAAGCTGTGGGTGATAGGACCTACAGGTGATATGCCGCAGCGGCGTATCTACCTTGCTCTTCACAACGATTACTCGGAAGTCCCTGTCTGGGATACCGATTTACCTGAGGACCGCTGCGGGGAAATTGTTGTCCGCCGTCTACTCAAGGGAGATCGCGGACATTACGGCCCCCTGGAGCACGCCCATCTATCGGTGTTACTCCAAGTGGATCACGACACGATGGTTCAACTAAGGACGCATCGCATTGCCTCTTTCGATGTTCAGTCCAATCGATACACAGGGCAGCGCTTTATCGATGTCGCCACTGGTGCGCTCCCAGTTCAGGAGGCTTTCCATTTCCGGCCCCCTGGCACCTACAGGGATCGCCAAGGGGACCCATATCTCTGGAGCGAGCATGACAACGCCAAGCTGGCCATCGTCTACCAGAACGCTTGCCACCAGTATCACGAACTTAGAAGGCAGGGGATATCAGAGGAGCATGCCAGGCAAGTTTTGCCGGGAGCCTTTCTCCAGAATGTTTTCCTGACCATGAATGCTCGCATGTGGTTGCACCTGCTTGATGTGCGCCTCAAGCCAGATGCTCAGTACGAAATTCGCTGGGTTATGGAACTTCTAACTGGCTCCATTCGAAATTGGATTCCCGAGATTGCCAATTGGTACTCAGCTAACCGCCAGGGCAAAGCCCGGCTTGCCCCATGAAGAGACCCGATCGCGCCACCCTGCTCAAAAGCTTCTTCCAGGAACTTGGCGACACGCTCACGAAGGCCGATACAGAGGAGCAAATCGCCCTCAATACCAGGGCCTGTGAAGTGATCCTCGCGGACCACATCAAGCACTTTGATCGGTTCTACGAAAAGCAAGGACCTGGCATCATGTGCATCAATTTGGCCAACAAGGGCTCAGCGGCCTACTACCTCACGATTGATGATTTTCAAGCTGACCTCAAAGTTGCCAAAAGCCTCGACCAGATCGACATTCATCAGATGCTCGAATCCCTGATCAAGGAGATCGAAGCTGCCAACTTCAAGGAGAAGGTCCTGCTCATGTTGATTGACAACAGCCAAAGCAGCTTGCTTCCTATCCCCCGGGATCACCCAGCCAAGGGAATCCAGGAGCTGCAGGAGAAGCTCACGGTATGAGCTCCAAGATGTTTACAACGGAGTTTCAGGGCTACATCCTTATTCCCAAAGAGCTCTACGAAGCGATCCACGGCCTTTGCCATGGAAGCGATTGGAACCATGGCACGCATGCCCGAATTCATCGTCCGACGATTCGGCGCATCATGGGCGAACTGGATGGAACTCTTCCAGTGATGGATCCCCAGCCATGAGTCAACAGCCCCGGCGTGAGTTGATACCACCAAGGGCTGTTATTGAGATTGCTAGAAGCACCATGGGTGGGATCGATCTTGATCCCTACAGCACCGCGGAGGTGAACCATGTCGTCCAGGCCGCTCGCTATCTGGATCGATCGCCCCACATTGATATTGCAGCAGGGCGCCACTGGAGTCCATCGGGAAGCAAGCGTGTTTTCCTGGGAGTTCCCAGTGGGGTGCCCCTTGGTAAGGCCATGGCCAACAAGCTCCTGGAGGAATACCGAGCCGGCCACATCTGGGAAGCCATCCTCTGGCCCGGCTCCAACGAAGTGATCACACGATGTCCCTGGATCTGGGACTTTCCAGTTTGCTTCCCGTTCAGCAGGCTCGCTCCCCAGTTCTGGGATGACGAGCTAGAGGAGGCCGTTCGTGTACCGCCAGCGGACTGGTCCCCGATCGTCTACCTCCCTAGTGCGTTCCCTTCCACTGCATTCAATTCGTCCCTGGCCAGGTTCCATGCAGCAGCGTCACACCATGGGCGAGTTGTTCTCGATCAATGGAGCGGAGAAAGCCGCTGGAAGGATTCCTATCGCGCTTCTTTAAGGCGTGATTACGACGACGCATTGCCTGAAGCGGAGTGATCTCAGTGCCACACCTACCCTGGGCAGAAAGCGACGATGACGAGTTCTACCATCCATCTCACGGGTGGTACCTCTTGAGTCGCTCGATCATCCATGATGGATGGCTTTCTTGGCGTCATGCCATTCCAGATTGCGTGCAAGCTCGGCAAGAGATGCCGCTCGATGTCAGCGCATCCATTGCTTTCCTGGCCCAGGCCCTGCATGACGTCCACATGACGATTCCCGGGTACGGAGATCTGGATGACACCCCGTTTCGGGTTTTCCGTTGGTGGGATCCAGAAGCTGATGACGAATGGCAGACGGGATGCTGCATCCTGTTTCGTTACAACCCGCCATGTCCACTACTGGAAGACAGGCCAGCAGCAGTCTTTCAATCAGCCTGGGAGGCCAAGTACAGCTGGGAGGCCAAGTACAGCTGGGAATCCAAGTACAAGCAAGACCCACCGGCCAGGCTGATTGCTGTAAGCAACAGGCACCTGGAGGCAACACTCGTCAGGACACCGTTAGTGCTGAACCCCTGGATCGGGACCGGATCTCCGACTCCGGCGAACCGCCAAAGCTCTTCGAGTCGCCGTAAGTCCCGGACCCTTCCTCCTGGAAGACTCGATCAGCTGAACGACGCTCAGCAGCTCGAGCAGCACTGACTCTGCCGCCAGTGCCAAACTCGGTTCCCTTGGGACCGCTTTCGTAGCCAGCTCTTTCGCTATTGATGGAGCGGGTCTGGCTTCTTGCGGAGGCCAGCATGGATCTGGTCAAGGCTTCTCTGCGCGCTTCTCCATTCTTTGACGCCCCCTGGGCCTGCTTATATCTCCTGTCCAAGTGAACCGGCCCCGAGACCAACCCAGTCTAGGGGTGGTTCCACTCATCATCGATCCCCTGGGGCCGGCATTCCTGCTCGGCGCATTTTCTCTTGTATTCCTGCCATGCGCTCATTCATCTCAGCAATGGCCTGGGCGGTGGACTGTCCCATATCAGCAGCGGGTGAACCAAATCCTGGCTGGGGCCTTGATGCCGCGGCTGCTCTCAATCGAGCCAATTCCTCTGCCTGGGCCTGGGCCTGGGCGTAAGCGATTTTCTGTTGCTCTGCTTGCGCCATGGCCGCCAGCACCTCGCTCATGGCAAGAGATACTTGTTGCTGCACGATTTCTTGGATACGCAAATCCATCCCATCGAGCTCGTTCTCGATAATGCCTTCTGTTTCCTCTACCAGCTTGGCGTAGGCCGGGCCAAATTCCCTGAGGGTTCTCTCCACCCTCCTCCCGTTCCGGCGAGAGAAGTACCAGCCACTGCTGGCCCCGCTTGCGATTCCGAGGAGCAACAGGATGGACATCAATCCGGTAGAGATCATGGGGCTTGGCGAACGTAGTGCATGCCTGGGCTGTCGCCCTGCGGTAAATGTACCAGTTTCACCCCATCAAGGCGAATTTCAGAATTGCTTTTCTTTTTCGCCCTCTTCCCTCCGAAGACGGGGGTTGTATGTGTTGAAGCCCAGAGCCCAGCTGGCCATGCCGATGGCTCCTGCGATGAGGCCGCCTTCTGAATTCAGCCCCGCAGCTTGGCGACCATCCTGCCAACAGGCCTTGACCTCTCCGCCAGAGCGCCGGCAGTCCCAGATATACACGGCACCAAAGGCCAAGCTAGCTGCCATAGCAAGGACAGCAACAGAGCCAGCAGCAACAGCTGGGCGTGCTCCGACACCAGGGATAGGAGTAGATGCCATAGCGCCGGGACCAAATCAATGCGAACCTATTCTGGCAGAAACGCATGACCTCTCTTTCACCATGGATCTCCGCGAGTATCAGATTCGCTCCTCCCAGTTCGCGATCTATCCCGACTGCGGCAGCAACCCCATCTACCCCACCCTGGGCCTCTGCGGTGAATCAGGGGAGGTGGCAGAGAAAGTCAAAAAGGTGATTCGTGACAAGGAGGGCCGCTTTGATAGCGCCGCCATCACGGCCATCACTCTTGAATTGGGTGATGTTCTTTGGTACGTGGCGCAGTTGGCCAATGAACTGGACATCGACCTCGGGGATGTCGCCGCCAACAACCTAGACAAACTGGCCAACCGGCAACACAGGGGCGTGCTCAGCGGCAGCGGGGACGATCGGTAACTACCCCTTCCAGCGGAAGGGGAATCGCTTGATCGACTCTTGTCGTAATTCCACCAATCGTGCAGCGGCTTCCGATGAAAGGCCCCCGCTTGGGAGGCCTATGTGGATATGTGTTCCGTGTCCTCTGGGATCATTGTGGGGGCCAAAGATTTCAGCTCCGGTACCAGCCAGGGCGTTTTGGACCTGTTGCGCGTACCACTCCTTTCTTGGAAGCCAGGAGTTTTGGGATTCGTCTGGACGCTGCCAGTCTGTGATGTCGAGGGCTTTGCCGTCGTAGTGCAGGGAACCCTTTGAGTGTCCGCCTACTCCGCCAAAGTCTGGATGCTCTCTCACCCTGAGTCCTGCGCCCTGAAGCATCTTCCCGAGGTCTGTGATTTTCACCATCGCCCCGCCCCCTCCACTGGCGCGTGCAACTGCTGGAGGTGCTCCCGTAGCAGCGGCAGCGGCGGGGGCGGCAGGGGCTGGCGAGGCCTCTGGTGAATCCGACAGGATGGCCTGCACCAATGACGGAAAGAATACTCCTGCGGCCATCCTGGGGGCTTCTTGCCCGGCGCCCTGGGAGCGCTCTGCTCCGCCTCTCCCGTTCAGCCCAGCAATGGCGCCAACAAGTGGAGCAAAGGCTCCAGCAACACCGCCGCCCAGCAGGGCACTCGTGAACGGTGAGACCTGTCGATTCCGGGGAGCACTCAATGATGTGATCGGCCTAGATGAGGCCGTGTCGTCATCGCCGCCGCCCAGCATGGATTTCAGCAGGGTGCGCGTAAAGCTGTCGTTCTCTGGGGGACTAGGGGATGGCGTCACTGGGGCCGGGGCCGGGGCGCCCCCGCCTTTAGAGAGAGCTGCAATCTGTGAGTCGTAGAAGTTCTTGAGCTCTGAAAACTTCTTGACGGGCTGCCCGTAGTAGCTCGTGCCTTTCATCGTCGGGAACGATGCCCACTCTGGAGCCAGCTTGGCGGCCACATCCGGAGTGAAGCCTTCCTTGTTGATCAGGTCCCGAGCGCCACGCTGCCCGACCAGCTCAAGTGCTGCGAAGTCTTGAGACTGAGGCCCAAAATCCTTGAGCCCTAGGCGCTGTTGCAGTGGGCCCCAGGTACCCGGCATGAACTGGTAGGCACCCGCAGCGGCACTGCTGTAGCCGCTAGTTCTGATAACCCGGTCAGGATGCCGCTCCAGTGACGGTGTCTTGCCTCCCCCGAACATTACCCGGTACCCGCTGGGGTCCCCGCCTAGCCAGGTGCCTTCTGCGTGCCTGATGGTATTGAGAAGGGCGCGCTCTTGAATTGTTGTCATAGATCCCAATCTCCGTCTTCTTCCATGGCGATATCGCTGAAGTCAATGTCCATGCCGTGGAAAGCCTGGAAAGCTTGAATGCGCTCTTCTGCGTAGCGCTCCACGTCTTCTGTGCTGGGCCTCCCCCCGAAGACCTGAACTAGCTCCTCCCCTGAATCAGGAAGACCGCAATCGAAGTCGTCGACAATCTCGATTTGCGTGGCAATCCCCGCCTCTGCAGCGACCTCTCGGAAGTGGTGGGCTAGGGAGAAGATCTTGGCCTGAGCCGTGATCACCAGATCCAGCAGCTCAGCTTGGGATGCTTGATGCAGGCTGTCCCTCATGCGACGCAGGATGAACTCCTCCTCCATCGTCAGCTCACCAGTCATTCAGTGCTCCCGCCCTAGACCCAATCTAAAGCCTGCGCAACTTCACTCATCTTGCTTTTGCGCATGATGTGTCTTACGCTCCGCCAGCCTCTTCCAGACCTCCATGCCAACAACCCATCGCAGGAGCGCGGGTGCTGGCTCCATGTCCTCCGTAAAGATTTCCGTCCCTATCGCCAGGCGGGACTGGTTCAAGACCCGGGCCGCCGCTGCTGTCCTGGGCTGCAGTGAACGCACTCTGCGCAGACGGTTGGAGCAGGAGCACTGGATAGAGGGGGTCCACTGGCGCTGGGTCACTGCCAGGCAGAGGGCAACCATCGAAATCAATCTTCCAGCCGTGGTGCGCCTGATGAATGCCCGTGGCTGGGTCTAGCCCACCCCCGCCAGCCCGTTGAGGCTGGTCAGCAGGGCTGCAATGATCTGCTCGCGGCGGGAGGTGGTCATGCGTCAGGGAAGGGGGCGGTGGGGTCGTCCCACGGCGTTTTGGCCCATTCTTTGAATGCGGCGTCTAGCTTTGCTAGATCGACGGCGGGACCGATGCTGAACTCAAGAGTCTGAAACGGCTGCCGTGATTCGTTAACAGGAGCGATCGAGTTTTCCATGGCTCTATGGTATCGCCACCGCCAGCGCATTCACCAATGCCGTCACACGGGCATCAAGTAGGGCGAGATTCAGGGATTCGCCGATGGAGTAGAAGGCTAGCCGGGTTGTTGAAGGCAGAAAGTTGAGTCCTGAGGCACTAAAAACAGCAATGTTTTCATTCAATGGAGACGCTGACGCAAAAGAGCTGCTGTATGTGACACTAGCATAGCGGGCTTGTAAATTGCTTGCGTTAAGCCTGCATATTCCTTTGAAGCCCACGCCTAAGTCTGGCGCCGTGTAATCCGTATTGAGTGTTTGATTTAATCTAGTCCTAAAATCATTAATATTTCTCCAAATTATCCAAGACGGACTACCTGTTATCACTCTGTTGCCGATTAGGTCCCTTCTTACACCCGATACAGTCGCTGTAACGTAAACACTTAAATGTTTATTGTCTTCGGGGTCTGCGTTATTGTTTCTGTTGCTGTCCAAATAGTTATCAGTGCCATTCCCCGCTAGTCCAGTTTTTCGTGTGTAATTCCACCCACCAGCGGCGCCAACTTGACTTGGCGCCGCCCCTACCAGCGGCACCAGGGCACCAGCCAGCGTGCGGGCACCAGCAAGGATGCAACTGGCCTTGATGGCGTTCCAGATGCCATCAGCCTTGCAACCCAGCACAAACGCATTGATGGCGTCCTTCACCCCAGTCTCTAGTGCCTGCCCGTCTGCGGCTTCTACGGCGGCGATGTAGGCAGCGGCGTCGGGGTCATAGCTGGTCAATCCCCCCAAAAACGCCGGATCCATCAGCCCCAGATTCCTCATGCCAACCCCTCCACGAATTCAGCCGGCAGGTCATGGGCAACGGCCAGCGTCTGCACGCCTGCAACCAGTTCCTGGCTCACCAGACCCAGCGATTGAGCCGCAGACCATGCGGACAGAAATACTCTCTGATCACCATCCGCTGCCTTGCCCAGGCCCACGCTCAGTGCCATGGCCAGGGCTGGTACGTTCTCCAGTGCAGCTCCCAGCAGTGCATTGATCGCCGGATTGCTCTGCACTGCCTCCCCAAACTCCACCCACCTCGGCGGATGCGTGGCCTGATAGATCGCCTCGATTTCTGCTGCGCTCAACTCAATCACCTGCCATTGCTGCCGCCATTGCCCATTGATTTTCTCTGGCGCAATCTCAACCACCCTTTGCAGGCTTGGATCATGCTCTGGCTGCTCTGTCGGCACCACCAGAAACACACCAAAATGAGCCAGCTCTGCCACAGAAGGCGCATAGGAAAAACTGCGCTCTGGTTCATCCGCCCGCAACCTGGAGAGGTCGTAGGGCCAGCGGGTTGGGCTGGTGCGAATCCAGTTCATTAGCTCTGCACTCCATAAGCCGCAATGCAGTCGGCATCTGCCGTTCCGAAAAATGTCAGGCTGAGCACTGCCACCTTGCTCGCCGCAATGTTGGCCGGCTTGCTGCCGACAAACTTCCAATCAGTTGGAAAAGTCAGCGTGCGCTGCGTCGAATCACACACCAGCCGAATCGTGACCGTGCGTCCATTGGCCCGGTTGCTGGTGGTGAACGTCAGGTTTCCCGTCAGGCTGATCGTCTTAAAAGTGCCATCCAGCGCCAACATGCTCAGATCAACCGTGGCCCCATAGGTGATGGAATCAAATGCTGTTGCTGGCGACAGCCCCGCCGCCGATGTGATCGCAAGCGGCAGGGTCGCATCATCGCCAGTGCTGCTGGCAAGCGTGCGGGTTGCGGCGTCATAGCTGAGGTTGGTGCCAGGCGCCGGATCGCCCTGGGGCCCCTGCGCCCCAGTCGCCCCTGCTGGCCCCTGCGGGCCAGGAACAGTGCTGGCCGCGCCTGCAGGCCCAGCCGGGCCAATGCTTCCCTGAGGCCCTTGCGGCCCTTGCGGCCCAACCAGCGACGCCAGCCATTGAGCTTCAGTGCCGTTGAACCCACCAGCCACCGCTACCTGATAGGCGCTGCTGCCTGTTGGACCCTGGGCACCAGTCGCTCCAGCGGGGCCAGCGGGGCCTGTCGGCCCAGTCGGGCCCGTGGGTCCAGTCCCACCCACCATGTCCAGGTCGCTGGTTGTGGGATTGAGCTTGTACTTGCCCATCTCAGGCCAAGGTCAGCGTGATGCTGGTGACGTTTGCGCTGCCGTCGTAAGTGAAGGTCTTGGTCGCAACTGTCGTTCCCGAGCTGCCGCCTACCTTGTAGACAATTGCCGTTGGATCCCCTGCGCCGTTATACGTGAAACCCCTGTAGTCATGGGGAGGGACGCGCATGCCCCCATCACTGCCCTCGACCAGCAGTGGATCAGCCGAGACGACCGCAATCTCGTCATAGGTCTGACCATAGACGCGCCGTGTAGGCATCTCGAATCAACAGCTCTGGCTGATGACATGCTAGCCAGGTCAGTCAAAGTACACTCCGATTGGATCCTCCCCTCCGAGCCACTCTCTGTACACCTGATTGTGGACTGCAACTGTGTGACCCATGAACAAGGCCGCATGGGTATCGGTCACCCGGTACTTGGGGGAATGAAGCCGTCTGGCGTATGCATGCCGAAATCCATAGGCAGTGGAACTTCCGCGCTGCAGGATTCCCGTCTGGCGCAGTCGCTGATTGACGCTCCAGCCCGATCTTGCTTTTCCCGCTCGGCTCGGCAGGGGCTGTGTCCATAGTTGTTCCAGCCCGAAATCCTCCACCCACTCAGGATGGAAAGGAGGCACCTGACGCGGCTTGGTTGTCCCCCTGTTATTTGTCTTGCCTTCTTTGATCCATGCGCACCCGGGGCGCTTGTTGCACGGCTCGGCGATCCAGGCTTCCCAGGGCCTCAGCCCATAGACAGCCATGACAGCAACAACACGTCGCCATGGCATAGTCAGGGATGGATGCATCACAATTCGTATCACTTCTTCGTCGGGGAAGAAGGGCTGCCCCCGTTGGGGTTCCCTGACCGCCGATTGAAGCGGGTCCAGGAGGTCAGCATTCCACGTCCCTCCGCACACCTTGACCACTTTGCGCAGGAAGGGGATCAGTCGCCTCCTGTGAAGCGTTCCCACCTTGGCCCCCTCGATTGCGCTCAGCAGCGACTCCTCGCTGAGGGGTCGATGCGAATCAAGCCTCTGGAGGATCGGCAGGTGATTCCTTTGGAAGGTCGACTCGGCGATCCCTTCTGCGAGCTTAAGCCTCTTCCAACGCGCAACAACGTCATCAAGGTCCAGTCTCGACTGGCTCGTCTTACCCTTCTTTACCCTTTCGACCGCGCAGGCACCCCTCCAGGCATCTGAGTCAAAGCCGTCCACTTGCGTACTCAGGTAGCCCTTGAGGTCCCATGCACGCTTTTGGACGGCCTCTGGGCCCGCTTCGAAATCCAGGTGCAGTGGGATTTTCCGGCCACTGACTTGAACGTAGAGGCGCTGTCCGATAGCCCTAAGACGGAATCCCCTGCCAAAGGTGCCACCGCACTTTTCCGACAGGAGGGCCACTGTTAAATCGACCACCTTTTGCTGGGGGGCCGAGGGTAAGTTTACCCTTTTTTGACCCCTTTTGCCTCCAGTTGCCTCCACTTGCCTCCAGTTCCAGGAGCTCGAAACCTAGCTGGCAGAGTGGTTTTCTAGCAATAGCAGTGAGTTTGCCCGTCTCCGCCCCTCCCCCTCTATCAGGGGGGATTCACTCCTCGAAAGCCTTTGCTAGCAGTGGGTTTGAGAGAGTGGTTTTTGGACTTACCCGTGGACTTACCCTTTCAATCATTGCCTCCATGTCCCCCCTCGAGGGGTACCTGGCCAGCAGCGCCCTTGCTTCCGCCCTGACAACCCTGGGTACTCTCGGGGTGCGCTTGGGGTCGATCAGGCTTCCCAGGAAGGTCCGAGCAGCCAGTAGGGCTTCTGTCTGAAGCCACGACACGGACGGCGCCTCTTTGCAGTACCCCCCGCATGGGGGAGCTTCTCCCGATGAGAGGGGCCCCAAGGGGAGCTCAAGTTGCACGTAAGTCGACACGGAATGTTCCTTGCTTCTGTCAGGATATGCCATATCTGGCACTATGCCATACAAATCAATCACTGTTCATGCGTTGCCCCCAGTGTCAGGTGATGGAACACACCTGTGTCCTCAACACGGTTCATAGGGAGGACGGAGTTGTCCGTCGTCGCAGGGGCTGCAGGGCATGCCAGATCCGCTGGACCACCTACGAGGATATCGAGGTGGGAAGCCTGATCAATGCTTTTGTGCCGCGACCCGTCGTCGGCGATGGCATCGAAGAAGGAAGGCGGCCTTGATCAGGGCTCCCGCGGGATCAATCCTTTGGCAGGAATCTCTTCGAGGAACGGCTTCCTAGAGGAGCCGACCGTGACCAGTTCGACAAAGCGCTCGGTCGATGGATCGAAGACCTTCAAGGTATTGGTCCCTCTCGGGAGCCACCAATCGTCCTTCCGACATCTCAGTGCCGCTGGCTCCGTATCGGTTGACCAAAGGATTGGAGACCTGTCACCCGTCGGGACTTCTTCGTCGGCGGGGACTGTGTTGCGCGCATCGATCGAGATGCGACTGGATTCAGCCAGGGCATTCCCCAGTCGGTCCAGGGTCTGCTCTCTCCGCCTGTGGTAGCGGAGGACCTCACTGCTCTCTAGTCCCTCCCCGCTAGAGATCCCCTGGAAACCACGGTCTTCATTGCCGCTGATCTGATAGTCGCTGGGCTCGTAGAACGGATAGCCAACAGACCAGCGCACAGCATGAATATGCTTGCACTCCCTTCGTTGGTCCGAGCGATCAGAGAGCGTCCGAAACCGGCTGCTGTAGCCAACAGCCTGCGACTCCCATCGGCCCTCGAGGGATCGGCCAGCGCTGGGCCTGGGGAACAATGCCTGGCTGGCGCTGCTGTCTCCACTGAAGTCAGCAATTCGACTTCCGCTGTAGTCAGGGCAGGAGCAGAAGAAACGATGACTGCTGCAGAGATAGCGGGATCCGTTATTTCTCCAAGAGAGTGGCAGTCTACGGTCGTAGTTCACGCGCTGCCAAAATGCTCTGTCCTTCCTGGGGTTGGGCCGCCTGCGCATGAACGGGCGGGATAGATCAAAGAACAGTTGCCCCTGATCGGGATTGATATCTACCAGCGTGTAAGCAATGGTATCGATCGGCTCTGCAATCAATCCCTGGGGCGACTCTGTCCCAACAGCCGAATCCTCAAATTGATCTCCGATAAACGCAGACCATTCCATGATCTGCGTGCTGGTCAGGGTCGAGCTGACATCAAGAATCAGCCGGTGGCGATCAGCTTCCGGGCGGGACGTGTCGAGAACCATGTTCTCCGCCCTGAGCAACTGCGGGAGGATGAGGGCTCCTCGGTTTCGATTGACGACCGTCCAGGATGCATCCGGGGAAGATCCGCTGGGGAAGTAGGTGACAGTCGTCAGCTGCGGACCCGGGAGCGCTCCATAATCCCTGAGGCTCCTGACCAGGAAGTATCTCTCAAGGTCGGCCCAGCTTTTGCCAGAGCCCTGCCAGTAATCCCAGCCAGCGCGCCACCTCTTGTAATCGCTATCCCGGTTGTACGCCTCAAGGATGGTCGGATAGACCGTTCCCCCTGTTTGCCCTTGCCCCCCTCCACGGGCGCTGCTGCGGTAACTTCCGGCTTTTGTTGCCCGAGCCGGCCTGGTCACGCTGTCCATTCGGGCGAAGTTATCGACCCGAGGGGATCGATCCACCCGCATTAGTAGTAGCCGCCCTGGGCAAAAATGTTAACTTTTGTCAGGGGATTGGGGGCAGTGATGGCCCGATCCAGTCCCACATACAGCAGTTGATTGGCTTTGATCAAGAGCCCAGTGTTTTTCTTGGCCGTTTCTGATGTGGACGTGTCAGCCCCAAGATTCGGAACCGGCACAGACAAGGGAGGCAGGGAGACGTTCGTTCTTTGTCCCGCAGCGCCTGAGACAATCGCAGCAGAGGCCACAACAGCCGTGTTCTCTGTTGTGATCCCAAACGGTGTTGGCGAGGAGCTTAGGAAGAAAAGGACAACAGCAGCCGTGGTATTGGCCTCTGTGGCAACAAGGGAGAGACTGTCAATGACAGCACCATCGTTACCAAGGCAGTCCACCAGCACGGTGCAGCCACCACCAAGGATGCTAGCTAGGTTGGCCTGCGACGACAGGGCTGGCGTCGCCCCAAGAGTCGCGAACTCGTGAAGAGGTCGATCAACCAGCAGGGGCTGCTTGTTGGTGCTTGAACTGCTCACTTTTTCTTACAAGTTGCTGACCTGGTCATGCTAAGCAAAGTCAGGCACGCAATTGCGGCCCGCGCCTCAAAGCAGTGTTCATTCCCCTCGGCCCACGGGTCGGCCCGGTAAACATGTCCGGGTTGATGCCGTTGTCGGTACCAGCCCGCTGGTTCCCTGGCCCTCGGCGCTCTGTCTCCCCCATGGGGATTGTTGTGGTGGGGAAGCTAGCGAGGGCTTGCTCCTGTTGTGGAGTTAACGGAAACTGACTGCGGGGAGGGGTCGCCAGTGCATCGACAAGTTGCACCCCTGCAATGGGGTATCGAACGATGTTGTCGTTATATGGCGTTCTGTACTCGATCTCCATTGGCCGCAGTCCTGCGGTATTCATCGTGTTGTTGAGCTGATTCCTTGGATCACCCGGCGCTGTCGGATGCCCGCTGAAAAGAGCTGCCAGTGATGGAGCGTTCTTCATCATTTCCTCCAATTAAGGTTCCAAGGATTAACTCCCCTCAGTAGTTCCTCATCGGACTGGGGAGAGGGCGCGGCTGGCGCATCTCGCCGCCCCTTGCGAATTCTGTTGAGGTGCTCACCCAGGAGATCCCCTGCCTTGCCGTAAGGGGAGATGGCCTCTTCCTCCGGGGAAAACGCACGATTGGCCTGCACCGGGTCAGGCTCCCACGCCGGGATGTTGCTTACGGTGTCTTGAAATGCATCGGGACGGGGCTGGACTTCGGGGATGTTGAACTTGCTGCCAAGATTCACCTCTGGCAAGAACGGATTGCTTTCAGTTGATGCATAGGCCTGTTCTGCCGTGCCAGAGAAGTTGGGCAATTGGCTGACGACCGGGCGAACGATGCCCTCAATTGAGGCAGGCTCCACGTAGCCATGCTTGGCCTTGAGCTTGTCCGCAAGTTTTTTGTTGGCGCCAGCCCAGGACTTGATATCCGCCTGATCCCAGTATTCCTGCTGGGAAGGATCCAGTCTTCCATCAAGGGCTCCTCCTTTCCGGTATTCCAGTGCGGCCTTTCCTCTTGCCTGTGCGGCATCAGCCTGCTCTGGCGTTAATCCCGCCTGTTGGACCATGGCGTTGTAGGCCCGTTCTCTTCCAGAGGGGCCGGTCACGGGCCTGGCCACATTGCTTATTCCAGGCGTCCGGGGTGGGGGAGCCTGAAAAGCGGGAATACGAGCAGAAGCCTGCCGGGTTGGAGGAGGAAGCGCTGAAGCCAGCCTCGAGCCCCCGGCGTTTCCGCCGCCGACGCTGCCGGTGGGAACGCCCTGGGGGTAATCTGCAATGACCTTGGCTGAAGGAGGCAGTCCTGACATCCGCCTAGGACCGAACCGGCCGCCTGGTTGCGTTGGATTTGGACTCCACCAGCGATTACCACCCTGGGCGGCAGTGGGACGGGGCTGCCTTGTGCTGCCACTGCCGTAAGCTCCGGGTTGGCCAGGCATCTGTTACCTCCAGTTGATAGCGCCGGTCATGGTCGCCACGCGAGTCCCGACAGCCGTATCAGCTGGACCGGGAACCGCCATGATGAACTCAGCACCGCTGCGAATAAACGCAAAGCGATGTACGTCCTCCCGCCGGTAATTGGGGACGTAAAGGGTTTCAGCCAATCGGTCCACTTCCCGAAGGTAGATCTCCCTGTACATCTGGTCCGCTTTTAACGGATCCGATTGGAAGATGGCCCGATCCGTGTCGCCCGTGATGCGCTCAATCCGACTGGGCATCGGCTGGGTTTCATCCCGCAGTACTTCCGAGAGCTGCCAGGCGTTGTCGCATCGTTTGAGATGCTCCAAGACCTTGTCATAGAAGAAGCTGTCGGGAACCCGGGCCATTGCTTCCTCTAACCTGGCCGCATCGCCAGCCGGGATTTGCGCCCCTAGGTTGTAGCCCAGGTGAAACCGGCAGCGGGATTTGTCGTAAGGATTGAGCTCCACGCCACCGCGGCTAATTGGCCTCGGTGAAGTCTAGCGATCAGGCCACATAGATCAAATCGTCCAGGCGGACCTGCTCCCAATCCACTCGGGGTACGGACTTGAGTTGCTCCAGATTCTGGAACTTCTCCCCAGGAAGGCTCATCCTCAGCTCGACAATCTTCTTGGCTGTTGAGAAGCCAACACCATTGACATGCTTGGCAATCTGCTCAGCTGTTGCCAGATTCAAATTCAATCGGGTATCGACAGGAATAGCCCGCTCAGGGATCTTGTCCTCGTCAGCGGAGTTGTCCGCCATGGGAGACTCTGGGCTGCCGCCAGTGCGGCCTTTGCCTGGGGTGTACTCCTCTAGGTCTTTCAGGAGCGGATAAACCACTGCTCCTGACTGGGTCCGGACTTGGGCACAGTCCTTGCCATGGAAACTGATCAATTCAACGATCTGCCCAGTTTTCCGCTCGAGGTAAAGAGACATGCTTGCGCTCTCTTGGTAGAGGCCATTGTTCTAAGTAATCCTAAAGGGAAGGAGCAGGGCGACCGAGATCACCCTGCTCTGATTCCACGGGTTAGTCCTAGATGGTCTCGACGATGGCAGGCAGGCCACCAAACGCGCTTTCGTCGCTGGCCTCGTCATCCAGGTAGTAAGCCACCTCAGCAATGAGGAAGCTGCCACCAGGCTCGCTGGAGGTCAGCCCAGCAGCGTCGCCAGCTGCCGTGCTCCCGTTGTCATAGAACAGCTTCAGGGTCATCTGAGCTGTGGTCTTGACGGGGGTGATCACACCAAACACCGAGCTCTGGGGAGCGGCAGTGTTACTGGTGTCATCAATCGGCGTGGTGGAGAGTGTCGTGGCGGTAATTGCCGCCCCGTTCACGCTCACTGCGCTAGCGAGCTTGATGCGGTCCGTGCCAGCACCCCAGACCAGTCCAGAACGGGCAGTGCCCTGGCCGGCGTCCTTGCGTGCATCCCGGATCCGTAGACCCAGGAAGTACACAAATGCGCCGTTGGGAATCACCAGACCGGTGATGTCGGGACGGGGCTTGTCATCGGGCCGCTTGTCAGGCGATGGCACAATGACATTAAACTCGGTACGAGCGGTGGAATCGACCTTGATGTAGCCGACCCTGTGAATGTAGGTCCGACCGGGCATGGTCACGACGCCCTGGCTTTGGTAAGCACTTAGCGCAGAAACATAGTTGCCCGGATAAATCTTCTTGGTCATGTCAGTAGCCTCTGATCAGTAAACGAAGCTGTAGGCGACCGTGATGAAGTCCTTGTTCAGCACTTCAAAGCCGGCCATGAGGCTCCACACCATGATGATGAATCGACCAAAGTCATCATTGTTGTTGAGCAGGATTTGAGCATTGTCACCGCCAATACCCACGCCAACGGCCTGCATCCCGAAGAACAGGATTGGAGCAGCTTCCGTGACAGCAGCTGAGATGCTGGCCACGGGGATGGTGGTGGTGTAGCTCTTGTCTGGCAGGTTGGTCGATTCAAACCATTGAATCCCCTCGAAAAGGAATCCAGTCGGCATGACCGGCTGACCGGCCACAAAGCCAGCCTGGCCGTAGCCAACGCCAGAACCCAGGTAGTTGATGGCATTGGGGGCCAGATGCGGTTGCATCGGATTGGCCATGCCATTGCCGGGGTAACGAGCGATCTCGCGGAAATCGCTGTCCTGGCGCAGGTGCTTCATCGCAGTGGGACTGGCGATGCAGCGATAGTGCCCATTCGGGAAGGTTGGCACGTTGCGCCGACGCATGCCTTCAAGGACGTCCAGGAGGTCGTCCTTGACCCCAAATTTGGCGGACTGGCCGGAGCCGTAGCTTGCGACCGTGGTGCCGGTTTTGGTCTTGTTCTTGGGGAAGAAATAGCCACCCTGGGTGGAATCAGCCCTTCCGTTGGCTTCTGCTTTGAAGAGCTCGTCAGCGAACACCCGATCACGCCAACGGCGGTAATCGTCAAGAAGTGTTAAGGAGCCGATCGACTGGTGGAACGCCGCGATATTGCGGGTATCCAGCAGCAGGCGCTGAGAAGTCATCAGCGTCTCCCGTGCCACCTTGAAGGTGCTGGGCTGGTCAGCCTGTGAAGGGTCGGCGGGGCCGGTATCAGTGTTGTTACCCTAGAGGCTCTTTATCCCCTAGTTCTGCAGCTTTGCCATTGCTGCAGCTCAGACTATATCATCACCCTTCAGGTCCACCTGATTCGGGTGCGGAGCACTCGTGCCGCCTTATCGTCCACTTCCTGCAAGCAGGTGTTGGGACTCGCTCAGCCATTGGGCAACAGTGCCCGTTCGACTGAGGTCAACTTTGTAGGCAAGGCAGGGATGTATGTACTCAGTAATGGCTCCAACAAGTAGTCGAAACTGCTTGGCGAACCATCGGAGATACAGCATTCCACCTTTGTGACGAACAACTGAGCCAGAGGCTCCGGTGACGTCGTGAATCCAAGAAGCGACAACATCAACCTCCTCTTCATCCTTGCTGACGGGCAGCCAGCCAGAGCGCTCGACCTTGATCGAGCGAGGCCTCTGACGGCGACGGACCTCCAGGGATCCATCGTCCATCCAGAGAAGTGCCAACGCCTCGGGGCCGAGGTCACTGAACGCCTGAGGGGTGAATCTTTTGACGCCATTTGGATATAAGACGTCATACACGGGGGCGAGGTGCCGCTTGCTGCTGACGCCGAAACGGACGGCGGGGTATTTCCCTTTGTCCATAAACGAGCGCAGAGATGCAGCAGTCCCGAGCTCTTGATTCAGCCGAGCCAGCTGCCATTGCGCGTAAGGCGCCTGGCGCTGACAGCGGCTGATGTACAGCGTAACTGTTCCGAAACGCTTATCGCGTCTCAGACAGCCATCACCAAGAGCACATCCCATGAAAAACGCTTGTGTCACAACTTGATTGCCTAGGGAGTCGACAACGGTAGTCGTTGAACCTTCCAGCCATTCCTGGCTGGCTTGGCTGCTGATTACCCGGCCCAGTGTCATCCGTAAGAGTCTACCGGTTGGAGGGCTTCCAGCAATTCACTCCGTGTTCGACGCGGATTACGCCGCGAAGGAGCTGATAGCCAGAGCTGGTACGTCCGCCTCAGGGGCGAACAGGCCAGTCAGGGCTTGAGCCAACTCTTTAAGGGTCACATTGACCTTGTCCTTCACGATGTTGCGAGACGACGCCGTGCCGAGCGTCTGATCAGCAGTGCGCTCTCGGGAGTCCTTGGTGCCAGGATTTCCCCAGTAGCGATAGCGGTCTAGGGCGACCGTTTGACCTGGTTGTGCCCCGAAATCGTGAACGACAACAGGATCAACCGCCATCTCTACCACGTAGGCAGGATGGGGTCGATAAAGTTCGGCGCCCAGGATTTTCGGGAAATCATTGTCTATCCACATTGGATGACACGCTCCGAAAGATAAAGGATGTTGATAGCAAGCATTCCGCCCGCTGCTTCTTACACTAGAAAGGACGCGTGGGGTGAAATTGAACGCACCAGACATTCGCGGCCTGCTGGGAGTCTTCCTTGGTGACGGCTTCCTCTCTCAAAGCAGGTCAGCGGTCAAGGGCCATATCAAGGCCACCTTTCACGGTGGTGCCGACGAGCGTGAATTCCTCGAGGAGAAGGCAAGTGAAATCAAGCTCGTCATCCCAACCCAGGCCAAGATCTCGACCTATCAGATGCGCCCCAGCCAGACCGGCCATCAGACCACGGTGCTGCGATTCCGGTTCTCGAGTCCACTGCTAGATCCGGTCTACAACTTGTTCTATCCCGATGGATTTCGGGAAATCACGCACCCCCTCTTGGACATTCTTGGACTCAGAGCAGCAGCCTGGCTTTGGGCTGAGGGGTATCGAAAGGGGGACAAGGACCATCGCCTGAGGAGAGTTGGGGCCCTGCGAGACGAGGCTCGATTGGTCAGTGGCTGGCTCGAGTTTTTAACTGGCGCCAAGTCGTCCGTCACGGGCCAGTCCTCTCGAATACTGCCTCAACTGTCGTTCAGCTCTAAGGATGCGGAAATCGTCAAGGAGGCCCTCCTTCCCTATGCCCCGATCAGCCGGAAGCATTTGTTTCTCCCGGGGGAAAAATGAGCGCTCGTCTGGTTTCCATGGCCGTCGCCTATGCCATGGGCAGTGGCACTTTGAGGTGCAAGGGAGTCAAGCAGCGCCCCTGGCTGGAGCTAAAGCGGCTCGAAACAGAGCGAACCTACATGCTGCACCAGGTGCGATCCCTGCAGCGAGCGGGAGCGGGCCCCGTGCGCGCTGCTGTTGACATGCTTCCAGGCCGGCATTTTTACGATGTCTGCAGGGCCCGCCTGCAGCACGATGCATTCGAGAGGGCCATTGAACTGCTCGCTCCAGAAGGTGAAATCTCTCTCTCCAAAGAAGTCCTCGAGGTCGGAGGAGGCAGGGGCCTGGCCAGTATTTGGCTGGACCTGGGCCACTGGGATAGGGGAACCGCTGTGATCCCTCTCTCTAGTGAGCCCAATGCAGACGCCCTGCTGAGTCATTTGATCGGGCGTGGCGTTACTGGAATCGGCAAGGGGGGCAATCCAACAACCCTGCGCCTCTCAAAGCGGCAGTTCGCCCAATTCAGTGGGCTGATTCGACACCATGTGCACCGCTCGATGGCCCATGCCCTCAGGGAGGGTTCAAAACATGGCACCTCAATCATGCGAGTTGCTACCCTTGTCTGACCCCCGAAGCAGAACGGCGTCAGGGGGTCGCCCTTGTTGGTAGCGCAAGGGCAATTGCCAGGGCGGTGGATTTTTGTCGTTTCTCCACCGCGGTAACCGATCTCCGCTTGGGTCGCTCCCGGGCGGAGCGCCTGGTAAAACTCTCTAGGATTGCTAGATAGGGCAATCAGTTGGCATGCCGGATCAGCCGGGCATTACGACAAGATCGGAGAAGGGTGAGCCTCTTTCGTTTCAGGAAGTTGACGATAACTGGCGCCTGCTGACTTACCGCATTGACGAGGCGGAGGATGCACTTGATGACAAATACTCGCCCGATGACAGGGCAACAGAAGAGGAGGCTGTAGCCGGGAGCCTGGAAACACCAGGCAGTATCAGCAACACGACGCTGATGACCCCTTACACCACCGCATTGGCTCTGGACCAGCGGGTGGGTCTTGGCGACCTCCTGGACAGGGTCGACACCCTGGAAGAAGAAGTCGTACAACTGGGGGAGGACACCGAGTTCCTGTTCAACACCAAATACGACGCTTCTGATCGGGCGACCAATCAGGAGGCCGTAGCAGGAGATCTCTCGACTCCAAACAGCATCAGCAATTCAGTGCTGATGACTCCGTACACCACGGCACTGGCGATTGACGAACGGGTCAGCAGCAGTGATTTGTCCTACGACCCGGCAACCGGCGAGCTCGATATCTCCACGGGCGAAGGAGTCACACTGCCGCTGGCGGAACCGGAGGGTGATCCAGGTCTCCTCACTGGGGAGGACAAGGCCAAAATTGACGATCTCAAGCTTGTTGCGCTCACTGGCTCCTACAACGACCTGTCGGATCTGCCGGACCTTGGCTCTGCAGCCTTTACTGACTCGGAAGACTATGCCACCTGGGAGCAAGGGGAACTCGCTGATACGGCGGTTCAGCCAGAGGAGCTGACAAGCGCCCTGTCTTCCAAGGCTGACCTGGTCAACGGTCTGGTCCCAGCCTCACAGTTGCCGGGATTCGTGGATGACGTTCGGGAATATACCAATTTGGCAAGTTTCCCAGACCCGGGAACGACAGGAGTCATTTACGTCGCACTCGATGAAAACAAGCAGTACCGATGGAGCGGCTCGAGTTACATCCAGCTCACGGCCTCTCCAGGATCAACGGACGCTGTCCCTGAAGGCAGTGTCAACAAATACTTCACGGAGCAAAGGGCAGCAGCAGCAGCGCCTGTTCAGTCAGTAGCTGGGCGCACGGGAAGCGTTGTTCTCAGTGTCGGCGATGTTTCTAATGCTGTTGCAACGGGAGATTCCAGGCTGAGTGACTCCAGGGAGTGGAGCGCTCCAACAGCCACGGAAGCGGAGGCCACCCAGGGCACGTCTACGGAAAGGCGCGCCTGGACTCCAGTTCGAGTCTTCCAATCCATCGCAAGCTGGTGGAACGCCTCTAGCGATAAAACAAAACTCGACGGGATCACCCCGGGGGCCACTGCCAATTCCAGTGATGCCTTCTTGCTCAACAGGGCGAACCACACGGGAAGCCAGGCCGCTTCCACGATTTCAGGCTTGGCAACGGTCGCCACAAGCGGCTCCTTCCTTGATCTAACCAATCGACCCACTCTCGGGACGGCCGCAGCCTTGGATGTTCCCGCGGCTGCTGGGGGGACCGCTCTCTCGGGCCAGGTCGTCAGGGGCGACGATCCACGTCTGGACAATAACCGCCCACCAGCTGCCCACAGCCACGGGAATATCACCAATGGCGGCGCTATTGGCAGCACTGCGAATCTCCCGATCATCACCACGACAGGGGGCGTCCTTACGACCGGCTCCTTTGGAGCAGCAGGGGGCACGTTTTGCGAGGGGAACGATTCAAGGCTGAGCGGCCCTCGAGAACCCACATCGCACAGCCACGGGAATATCACCAATGGTGGCGCTATCGGCAGCACCGCAAATCTCCCGATCATTACGACGGCTGGGGGAGTCCTTACTGCTGGTTCCTTTGGGACGGCAGGGGGCACGTTTTGCGAAGGGAACGATTCCAGGTTGGCGACCAATCTCGGCTATACGGCTGCCTCCAGGATCATCACTAGCTCGACTGGCCTGAGTGCGACGCTTCCGCTTGTAGAGGCAGCTGGTAACGCTGGGCTTCTGTCTGGTGCCGACAAGACCAAGCTCAATGGAATCAGCACGGGGGCCACTGCGAACTCCAGTGACGCGTTCCTGTTGAACAGGGCGAATCACACGGGAACGCAGCTCTTTTCGACGCTCACCTCAACGCCGACAACTCTGTCCGGGTATGGAATTACAAATGCCTACACCAAGGCGGAGACGGATGCACTGGCTCAAGGCCTGAAGCCTAAAACCGCCGTCCGGGTTGCAACCACGGCAAACATCACGCTATCGGGGGCCCAGACTATTGATACTGTCACTACTTTAGCTACGGGCGACCGTGTTCTTGTAAAAGACCAGACTGATAAATCTAAGAATGGCTTTTACAACTACAACGCAGCAGGAGCATGGACGCGCACGGCGGACTTTGATGAATGGTCGGAAGTCCCAAATGCTTATGTATTTGTTAGAGAAGGTCTGGTCAATGCGGGCGATAGTTTTGTCTGTATAAGTGGCAGCAATCTGTTCGGTGCTAGTGAAATAGGCTCTTCAGATATTGAATTTATCCTGTTTAGCGCTGCCATTGAGATCGCCGCGGGGACAGGTCTCAACAAGGCGGGAAACACGATCTCCCTCGCAAATACCGCGGTCACGCCTGGCACTTACGGAAGCGCATCTCAGGTTGCCACACTCACGGTTGATCAACAGGGGAGGTTGACAGCAGCTGGCTCAACGCCACTTGGTGTTGGAACCACGCCCAATGTCCCGATCATCACCGGAGCAGGAGGGGTTCTCACTGCTGGCACTTTCGGAAACACCGCAAATTCTTTCTGTCAAGGCAACGACAGCAGGCTCAGTGATTCTCGTACACCATTAGCACACGCCCACGGCAATATCACCAACAGTGGAGCAATTGGTACAAATCCCAACTTGCCAGTCATTACGACAACCAGTGGTTTACTAACTACAGGCACATTTGGAAACACTGCGAATTCTTTCTGTCAAGGTAACGACAGCAGACTGAGTGATGCTCGTACACCATCAGCACACACCCAGGCGTGGTCCACAATAACCGCCACTCCGACAAATCTGTCTGGATACGGTATTACAGATGCTGTTAGCAGTGCAGACAGCAGACTGAGTGATGCTCGCACACCATTAGCGCATACCCACGGCAATATCACCAACGGTGGAGCGATTGGTGCAAATCCCAACTTGCCAGTCATTACTACAACTGGTGGCTTGCTAACTACAGGTACATTTGGAAACACTGCGAATTCTTTCTGTCAAGGTAACGACAGCAGACTCAGTGATTCTCGCACACCATTAGCACACACCCACGGCAATATCACCAACAGTGGAGCGATTGGTACAAATCCCAACTTGCCAGTCATTACGACAACCAGTGGTTTACTAACTACAGGTACATTTGGAAACACTGCGAATTCTTTCTGTCAAGGTAACGACAGCAGACTGAGTGATGCTCGTACACCATTAGCACACACTCAGGCGTGGTCCACAATAACCGGCACTCCGACGAATTTATCTGGATACGGTATTACAGACGCGGCTAGCAGTTCTCACGCCCACGGCAATATCACCAACGGTGGAGCGATTGGTACAAATCCCAACTTACCAATCATTACGACAACTAGTGGCTTGCTAACTACAGGTACATTTGGAAACACTGCGAATTCTTTCTGTCAAGGTAACGACAGCAGACTCAGTGATTCTCGTACACCCGTGGCACACACCCACGGCAATATCACCAACGGTGGAACGATTGGTACAAATCCCAACTTACCAATCATTACGACAACCAGTGGCTTGCTAACTACAGGTACATTTGGAAACACTGCGAATTCTTTCTGTCAAGGTAACGACAGCAGACTCAGTGATTCTCGCACACCATTAGCACACACCCACGGCAATATCACCAACAGTGGAGCAATTGGTACAAATCCCAACTTACCAATCATTACGACAACCAGTGGCTTGCTAACTACAGGTACATTTGGAAACACTGCGAATTCTTTCTGTCAAGGTAACGACAGCAGACTCAGTGATTCTCGTACACCCGTGGCACACACTCAGGCGTGGTCCACAATAACCGGCACTCCGACGACTATATCCGGTTACGGGATTACAGATGCGCTGTCTACCGGTAATCAGAATCCCAATCTGGTGCTTGCCGGTCCATCGTCTGGCACTACTGCGGCCACGCCCACTTTCAGGGCTTTGGCTGCTGGAGACCTGCCTAATGTCTCAGGCCTGACGGCAGCGGGCTATGGCAGCGCGTCAAGCGTGCCCACGCTGACTGTTGACGCAAAGGGTCGAATCACCGCAATAAGCAATACGGCTATCTCCATTGCCAATACCGCCGTCAGCGGCCTGGGGACTGCGTCAACCCGCAATGTCCCTTCAGGGGGAGGCGGTTCCAGCACTCCCAGTCTTCTTCCGGCCCCGGCCTCGGTTTCAGGAATCGACCTCGATGGGGATGGGGACGGAAACGTATTGTTTCAGGAAGCCGATAAAGCCTTTGATAACAATGTCACCACTAAGTATCGCAACACTGGAGGAGCCAACTCCGGCTTGGAGTTCTCATACGGGACGGCAACACAACTTACATCATTTGTTATTACAACAGCAAATGATTCTACCGATCGAGACCCTGCCTCTTACCAGGTTTATGGATTCCAAAGCGGATCCTGGCAGCTGTTAACTTCCGGTTCCCTTAGCCTGCCTACGGCAAGGCAGACCGACTCAGCGTCAATCACGCTCCCCGGCAATTTGCCTTCACTGACGCAGTACCGAGTGGTATTCCCCACGCTTCGTGTCAGCGGCACAGCATCCATGCAGATTGCTGAGCTCAAGATGACCGGCATCCAGGGAACTGGGGGAGGCGGCGGGAGCACAAATGCCGCTGCTACCGAGGTCGTGCTCGGGAGCGATACCCGATTGACTGATGCCAGGACACCTACAACCCATTCCCATAGTGTTTTCAACAACACGACCTCCGGGTTTGCTCCTGCCTCAGGGGGTGGGACAACCAATTTTCTGCGCGCCGATGGAAGCTGGGCAGCACCTCCAGTCGGTGGGGGTGGGGGTGGAGGGACAGTAACCAGTGTTGGACTGGCCCTGCCGAATATCTTTACGGTCTCGAATAGTCCCGTAACAGGTTCCAATACTCTGACCGGGACTCTAAATACTCAAAACGCCAATCTCGTCTTTGCAGGGCCTGTTACAGGTGGTGCTGCAACGCCAGGTTTCAGGACACTTGTTGCAGCCGACATCCCGACCCATTCCCATAGTGTTTTTTCCACTACTGCCGCTGGGTTTACTCCTATTTCACCAGGTGGGCAAACCAGGTACCTCCGCGCTGATGGGAACTGGGAGATACCTCCAGTTGGCGGAGGTGGAGGCGGCGGAACGGTCACGAGTGTTGGACTGTCCCTGCCGAATATCTTTACGGTCTCGAATAGCCCCGTAACAGGTTCTGGGACTCTGACCGGGGCTCTAAATACTCAAAACGCCAATCTCGTCTTTGCAGGGCCCACTGCCGGTAATGCGGCAACGCCAGGTTTTAGGACACTTGTTGCAGCCGACATCCCAGCCCATTCCCATAGTCTTTTCACCAGTACTGCCTCCGGGTTTGCTCCTGCCTCAGGGGGTGGGACAACCAATTTCCTGCGCGCCGATGGAAGCTGGGCAGCACCTCCAGTCGGCGGAGGTGGAGGCGGCGGGACAGTAACCAGTGTTGGACTGTCCCTGCCGAATATCTTTACGGTCTCGAATAGCCCCGTAACAGGTTCTGGGACTCTGACCGGGGCTCTAAATACTCAAAACGCCAATCTCGTCTTTGCAGGGCCTGTTACAGGTGGTGCTGCAACGCCAGGTTTTAGAACCCTGGCTACAGAAGATCTGCCCACCATCTCAGGTCTGGCGTCAGGAACCTATGGCAGCTCATCTCAGGTACCCACCTTCACTGTTGACGCGAAGGGGAGGCTGACAGCAGTACAGAACGTAGGTGTGTCAGCTCCGGGTGTCGCGACTGCAAGCAACCTGATCACCAATGGAAACTTTGATATATGGCAGCGACGCACTTCGTCGGGGTCGCTCGCCGTGACAGCTAGTCCTCCCAGGGTCGCAGATAGGTGGGCTTCCGCTGTCCTGTTTGCAGCGTCTAATAACGCCTCGGGCACTTATACCGTTTCAAGACAAGCATGCACTTCAACCGAATTGGCAAGCTTTAGCGCTAGCTACTATCAAAGGATTGCAACAAGTAACGTATCCGCTGGGACAACAGGATTGAACAGCCTGACTTCTGACAGCTTTGGGCTACTTGCACTCCAAAACGTTGAGGACGCGGCGTCTATCCTTGGTCAGACAGTGACCCTATCCTTCTGGGCCAGGGCTTCTGCTGCTACTCAGGTGGTTTCCGAATCTCAAATCTTTACCGTTGGTGCAGGGCGTTTTTGGACCCCCACGATATGCAAAACCTTCAATCTTACGACATCTTGGCAAAAGTTTACACATACATACACGATGCCAACCTATGCGCAGGTTGTGGCCTCTGCGTACAATCCAAATGCGGTCATTACAACGCAGACCAATCCAACCTACACCCCTCTCGGTGAAGCCGCTTTACAGCCGCTGAGCAATTGGCTGTACCAGGTTGACATAAAATTTGCATGGTCCCTTGGTACGTGGAGGAGGTCTGGGAACGCTTATTCCACTCGCCCATCTGGCTTTGTGGGGACAGAACAAACCCAGGCGCAAATGAATAGCATGAACAACAGTTTGATCACAAACGGGTTCTACGACATTGCACAAATACAAGTGGTGCCGGGATCTGGTGACCCCCAGTTCTGGCGTAGACCCGCCCAGCAGGAGCTCGCGCTTTGCCAAAGATACTATTGCGTTGCTCTTGCCAATACTCGTGGATACAATAGTGGGTCGAACTGGTTAGAGACACCCATCGTCTGGCCAGTAACCATGAGAGCAGCGCCCACTTGCAGCTTTGTTTCAGGTGTTGGTACTTCTGGCAATATCCAACAAAACCTAATTGAGTCCGTAAGTCCCATTGGAGCTAGGCATGCCATCCTGGGAATCAACAGCGTAAGCGACTCCTTTGCGCTCGCATTCCAGGTCGCTGCCGATGCTGAGAACAATTTAATTGACTAAAAGCTTTCGACTCAAATGACGTACCAACTCACCAATGGCAATACCGTTATCAGGCTGGAGGATGGGGCGTTCATCCCTTCGGACTCCCAGAACTTGGATTACATCGCCTTTCAAAAGTGGCTGGACGAGGGCAACACCCCGGACCCGCCAGCTCCTTCCTCACCTCCTGGTCCTGATTACCAGGCGTTCTGGGATTCCCTGATTGAAAGCTCTGTCTATGCATCTATCCGTGAGCAGTCTTTCACCAGCCTCCCACTGAACACTCTGGCCACTGAGTTCATCGCCCTTCTAGGGGATGCAAAAAACGGTCGCGCCAACGTGCCTGCCATCCAAAGAGGAATCAGCGCAGTCCTGTCCGCTGGCTCGTTCACTCCAGATCAGCTGACTGAGTTCCGCTCGGCCCTTAGTGCTGGGCACCTTGACAGTACCTACCCCCTCTAAATCGCTGTGGACCAATCCGACTCAGTCCTCCTTGCTAATCGCACCTATGGTGGCAGTGACAGCACACGGCCGGACTTCAATCGCCAGGCCTACGTCAAGTACAACTCTGTCCACGACTCTAGGGACCTAGGTCCAATCTCGAATGCCAAGCTCGACTTTCGCGGTGTCGTCGGAGCGAAAAGCGGGACGCAGACCCTGTTCTTTTCCTTTGATATAGAGGCCCCCTCTCGAATTGGCCTCAGGCGTATCCGAATCAACAAATACACCGATCAATACGTCATGGTCAGCCTGCGTAACAACGCTGGGCCTATTGCCCTTGGCGATGACGGCTTTGCAGGCTCCGAGCTCTATCCGGTGGAAGTCCTCAAGTCTCCCTATTCGGTTGACCTTGGCTATGTCAACGCCGGTTACTGGCAGAGGGGCTACGCCACCTATGACTATGCATTGCGCGACGGCGGCTCCGCAGTTGTCCTAGCCAGCGAGGCAGAGGCTGACGAACCGTTCACATCAAACTACGGGATCCTCTTGCCACCTGGAAAGTATTGGTTCCTTGTCTCGAGCAGCCAGTGGACAGAACTTCCTTACAGGGTTCAACTTGCAGTGATACCCCTGTCCGAGTCGGAGGCTGTCCTGGAGATGGAGTCTCAGATCCTGGCCCGGGCAGCCCTATCTGCGGGTTCCGCGGATATCGAGATGAGCACTGAACTCACGGCACGCGCAGTTCAAACCCTGGAACCCAGCATCTTGATAGAGGGGGAAACAACGATCACCGCATCACCAACAATTCTTTCCCCTTATGGCTAGTCTCAACCTGTCAGAATAGGTTGACTGCCAGGCCATTCATGCCATCCTCTCAATACCACGCCACCAATAAGCTCAACTGGCTCCGGGGAACTACGTTTCCAGCGGCACTGAGCAATGTGTACCTCAGCCATCACACCGCGGATCCCGGCTCCTCCGGGGTCAATAGTGATGTCAGTACGGCTCTGGCTGGGGGGCGGACAACTTTGGCTACTTCGAGCTTGAGTGTGCCAGCAGCTAGCGCGGGAGGGGGTTTCCAGGTCAGCAATACGGCCACGGTTACGGCTTCCAGTTCAGCCGCTTCGGCTCAGACCATCACGCATCTTGGTATTTGGGATGCGCCTACTGGGGGTAATTTCATTACCTACGGCCTGCTCTCGCCCGCAGCTGTTATCGCCACGGGTGACGTGTATCGCTTTGCCACTGGGCAGATTGTTATCCGCGAGTTGTGATGCGATGGACCCACATCCCCTTGCGGGATCGGTCCACCTTGCCTGAACGGTAAACATTGCGGGCGTCACTCACGCTCGCACCGGCAACACAGGCTGCGTAAATGCAAGGCTCCGTATAGAAGCCGTCGTAGAATTTCACGCCAGACGCGGGATACTTCCAGGCCGGTGCAGAGAACTCCGACCATGGATCCGCCACGTTGATGAGGCATCGATCGCTCTTGTGGTCCCGCATCAGGCCATCAAGCACAATTACATGCCCAGAGCCTGTGAACCAGCCATGCGTGATCAGCAGCTCTCCTGCTTTCAGCCACTGGTAAACCTCGTCCAAAGAGGCGTTGCTTGTGTAGGTATGGGCGACATGGTCGTATCCCTTGATAACCCGGGCCATGACTGCCGGATCACCAGCTGTGCCGATACTGGTCAGCCGGCGGCGAATGTCCCTGATATCAGGATCCCGCACTGCCATGGCGATACAGGCCGCCTGACAGGTGAAAGCATCGGGCTGGCTGAGTTTGAGGGCTTTGACCTTGGTCTTCCACTCGTTGACCTCGGCCCTGACCTCATCGGCGGGGCGCTCCTGTGGTGGTTTTTTCCAGACACCTTCTCGGAGTTCGCCGCCATCGGCATAGAGAGCTCGCTGCTCTGGGGTTAGGCGAGCTTCCAGGGCATCCCAGAAGGCCAACTGATGAGGCTCTTCTGATGTGTGGATGGCGTATTGGCGCAGGGAAATCATGTCAGTCCTCGTAGGTGCCAGCGAATCGCCGCGTCATGGCCGGAGGGTCGCTCTCTCCCTCTAGTGCCTCGACTGCAAGGTGCTGAGCGGCTTGATCGGAGAAGCCCTTGTCCTTGTACATTCCGTAGTACCGCATGAATTCATCAATGCGGATGTCAGCGTCATCCCCATGCACCATGACCTCTGCGGCCATGTGTTCTGCGGCTGGACGAGGCACATCGTCGCTGACGAAGTGCTTGGCTAGCGCCTCGTAAATTTCCGGGCTGCCAGCAAGGCGCATGGTCTACCGCGAGAGTAGTCCCATGCTAGCCACAGCTGGCATGCATTCCGATTGCCTTGTATTACCCCTGGGCCGAATGATTGCCTTGTATTACCCTTAGGCCGAAGAGAGAAGATTTGCCAGCTTGTACATCGCAGGCACGTATTCCTCTTGGCGGTATTTCAACGCTGCGTTCAGCCGCCCATCCAGGCAGCATTTCTGCGCCGCCTGGGTGTTCAGTGTTGCATTGGCAGCAGTTCGGAGTTGGTGCTCCTGGGTGTTGCTGGCAACCTGCAAGGCGCGGGCACCATCGGTGACAGCGTTGATGCCTGCAGTCTCGGCCGTGGGGATAAGCATAAGCGCCGCATTGATGTGCTGCTGACCCAGCCGCGGGCCTTGGTCAAAAGCACCAATAGCTTGGCCCTGTGGTCCAGTATTGGGAGGGCGCATGGCTCCAGCGGGGAAGTTGGCCATCTCAGCCCTCGCTCACGAGCCACTTAGAGGTCAGCAGTTCAGGAGCCTGGCTCTGGACTTGGTCCAGCAGCATCCAGAGCTGGTCGGGCCTGGTGGTGGCTACCTGGTTGAACTGAGCCCAGAAGTCCTCTGGATTGACACCACCGCCACGGCCAGATGGCGCGGGCATGGGCATCTCGGGCCTCTGATAGGGGCGCTGGTTGGCCTCTACCTCAGCACGCAGGCGGTCCTGAGGGAGCTCCACGGGAGCAGGGCCCTCGGGTCCGAAGAAGTCGTTGACGTAATCAGCCAGCAGGTCGGGATCAGTGGTCAGATAGTTGTAGGCGTTGTTGTCTTCAATGGCCGCATTAAGGATCACCTCCATTTGGCTCATGTTCTGCGCCAGTTGCTGCAATTGCTGCATCGTGGTGCCGGTTTGCTCAGCCTGGGCCAGCAGGGCATCCTCTACGGTGCAGGCGTAACGATTGAGAAGGGCCGGGGCCTCAGCGCCGAAGTGCTGAAGAACCTCAAGACTTTCGTTGCTTACGCCGCTTAGGTACCCGTCCTCGACCTCTTGCGGGGCCTGGGTCGGGGCGTACTGCGCTGGCACGTTCTGCAGCGCGCTCGGATAGCTCGGCGAATAGACCGGCGTTGCTTGGGGCAGCGAAATCGGGATCCCCGTACTGAACGCCGCTGGGTAGCTGGTTGTAGGCGAAGGGTAGTAAGCCGGGGAGGGAGCCGCCTGTGGCGCTTGTTGCCAATACGGTGCCTGGGGCTGGGATTGGGGCATCCCGTTCAGCCCGCCGCTCAGGCGCTGATAGGCCGCCTGCCACGGATCCACCATTTGCGGTGCTGGACCGGGTGCTGTCTGGTAGGAAGAAGGGGCCGCTGCTGCCTGGTAGCTCTGCGGGGAGACCGGCGCCTGCGCGTGCTCTACCGATGGCATCGAGTTCGCTGGGGCCTGAGGCACCTGCGGCATCGTTGAATTGTCCTGCATAGGTCAGTTCTCGCTTGAGGAAATCGAAAGCCCGATAAACGAATGGAACCAGGTCGAGCCTGGGGTCTGCCAGGAGTGGAAGATCGGGCTGCTGCGGATGAGGGATCTGCTGCATGTCCCCGATGAGCGAGAGGAATGTTCCAATGCTCTGTTGCGTGGCCTGGGCCATCCTGAATGGATACCCTGACAGCATAGCGCTGCGTTCCTCATCTGTTTTTGAGGGGAATAAATGCTTCAGTGCTTCCACCGAGTCCACCCCAAGTTCTTGAAGGTTCCGCACCACGATCGATGCGTTGAGAACGTCTTCAGGGCTCTCCTCAAAGACCGGCCCCCTCCAGCGCCACTCCACTCGCCGATCCCCGTCAGGAATCAGCCCGACAACTCCAACTGGGAGATCCTGGTTCTCCAGTGCCTCCGAGAGGTTGGCCTCTATCTCCTGCTCCCAGGCGGCGTATTCCTCTCTGTAGATACGCTCCGCCTCCTCATACTCCGCAGTAGCGCCATCGGCTTCAAACTGCTCAAAGATTGGCGCACTTGGCGGCGCAATCCCTAATGCAGCAGAGAAGGAGTCGCGGAAGATTTTCTCCTCGTGATGGATCATCAGGCCTAGCAGTTTGCACAATCCGTAGGTCAGCAACCCGCGACACTTCCTGAGGGCCGTTGTTGCCGCACGGCCGAAGAGGCTCTTGATCTCGTAGGCGGTCGCGCCGGAGGAGATGCCGAGTTCATCAACGCCGCCTAGGGCTGTTCGGATCTCCTCCCGATACTGCCTGGCATACATGTTCTGATCGCCGCTGACCGCATTGGGCGTGATGTATTGCACCCGGTCGGTGGCCTCGAGATTGGCGATCAGGCGAGGCACTCTCATGTTGGATCCCAGGGATGGGGCTCCTGTTAAATCAAAGCGGCCTCCGCCTGAATTAGACCAGTTAGAGCGAGGAGCGGTCGACTCGAAACCGGCTCTACTAGCAATAGTGGGCCGGCGAGACTGCTCATCCCCGGACTCCATCATCTCGTGCTTAGCCCGACTGGAAACAAGTGTGGGGTTGCCGTAGAAACGAATGTTTTCGCGGATATTACGAACCAGGGAGTCATGCACCATGATGTGTCCCTCCAGGCCATCAAAGTCCCCGGTGGCATCCATACCGGAAGAGCGCATGTTGTTAAACGCCTCGACCGCAGGGATAAAGCCCAGGGAGTTCCGTGTCGTCCGAGTCGACTTCCCAATGACCGACGAAGAGGCAGCAGCGGAGCCGAGGGAGGGGGAGAAGCGGCTTCCGATGGGGTCCTCAAAGGACGGCCTCTCGTTACTGATTTCCTCAATGATCTCGTCTTTTCGAACGACCAGCCGGACCCATTTCGTCGTGAAACCGCCAGTGGTTGAAACATTGAGCTTGTTTGCCTGGCTGCGCTCTTTGTAGGAGTAGATCAGGTCGATCTCATCGATCTGCTCATCCGCGTCGTAGTAGGACCTGTAGTTGTCACGGGTGAACCACATGATGCGGTAGGTGTCCTTGACCGGGCGAAAGAACCAAAGCCCTAGCCCGTCAAGCACGAAGTCATCTCCAATCCCCTCGAGCCTGGCGTCGATCTCGTTTTCTTCGATGATCCTCTCCAGGAATGACTTCCGGAATCCGTAGGAATCCTGCCGAGGGTAGAACTCAACCCCCTGGCGCATCATGAAAAGCCGCATCTGAGCAAGATGCCCAGTGATGACGGTGGTGTCACCGCTTCCGCCCTTGCGACTGCGCGCAGCTTCCAGGAGTTGCTGGAATGGGGAGGACCGGGAATCGTTGTATTCGCTCATTGGTCTATCCTAAGTTCGCCAGAGAAGGGGCTAATACTCGAGCTCTGCCGGACCGCGCCTGAACAACTGGTCCAGCAGGATCTGAACTCCGTCGGCACAGTCGTCATGGGCTGTGTGCCCAAGGTTCAGCACCTCTTCCAGCACGACAGACCAGTCCCTGTACTTGTTGAATATCACGCGGTGGGTTTGGAATAGGCCCATGATCCCGCGGAACCGGGACAGCTTGTCACCGCGAATCCCGGTGACTGGAGACACCCTCAGATTAGTGAGGCCCCAGTCTTGGTGGGCAATCCTCTGGAAATCACCCTGGAACGATTTTTGATAGGCCACCGATTCAGGCCAGATCATCACATCAGAGCGAGTGGGCCGGTACTTGCTGCCATCGCGGATCAGCAAATTCCAGTCAGACAAGAGTTCGCACAGGGCCTCTACCTTCTCAATGTTCCCCATGGAGCGCACTCGCCTGTAATCAATCAAATAGCCCTTCTCCCCATCCCTGCCGCCGAGCATGAACACGGTCCAGTCATTGCGCTCTTTCAGGCCAGAGGAGAGGTCCATCCCGACGCCGATCATGTCGAACGTGTCGGGAATGGATCCCTTGATAAACAACTCAGGGGAAATCCCCAGCTCCGCGGATCGCACCGCCTGGTTCATGTACTGATACGCAAAGGAGACTCCGTCCTTGCGCTGCAGCCCTAACAGATATTCGAGCCCCCACATTTGCGGCCAGTAGGAGCGCACATCCCCGTCGTTGTTGTATTCAAGGGCGGCCTGAATCGTGACAGCCCACCCATTGCGTTCAATGAACGTGGTGGCGAACATGTCGTCAAAATGGAACCGGGTGCCCAGGGCGATGGCACGGGCGCCCTCGAACATGGTTGGAACAATGACGCTGTTCCAGTTCGCTTCCATTTCCCTGCGGATTTCTGGATTCGCAATGGACTGCTTGGATTTGATCAGGTCATCCAAAATCACAAGACTGCTTCTCTTGGAAGCAATGGTTCCACGCAGGCCCGCGCAGGCGACAGTAAAGGCGTCTTCTCCTCTGACATCAATTCCTGCAAAATCAAAATCAATCGACCACAACTCGTCTGCTGTTCTCGCCTTGGAGAGGCGAACCATCGGAAAAACTTCCTGATAGTCCGATGACTGAATCAAAGTCTTAATGGCCAGGCTCTTCCCCCTGGCTACGTCGATGTTGTAGGACACGTAAAGAATCCGCAACAGCTTCCTTTGCAGGGCATGCCGCCCGATCAGCCAGGCGCATAGCAATCCCACGAAGGTGCTCTTTGCGGATCCCCTGGGACTCAGTAGGCATTCGTTGGGCCCAGCAACATCAAGGAGGTGGTCGCTGCTTTTGCCGGTGATGAACTTCTCGTGCCACAGCATCATGTGCGGCGCTGGCGGCTTCCCCATCCGGGTGCAAAAGGCCGCGAAATTGTCACGGGCCAGTTGAATGTCTTCTGGAACCGCCGCATCTGCGGATGTTCTCTTTGGGAGCCTTTTAGCAGCAGCAAGCGTGGAGCGCCTGCGCGCCTGGGCTATCGAAGTGCCAGCCATAACTGGCAATGTAACAACTCAGCGCTCCTCTCTCAGCTGGGCGAGGAAGGTCTCGAATGATTCCTCTAAAACGCTCTGCATTTCGGGGTCGTCAGGAAAGGAATCCTGCACGGTCTTCAGGAGTCGATCAGCTCCAGCCAGCAGGAGCCCCCGTCGATCTTGGCCGCGCTCCATCCGCTCGATCTCCACCAGGTGCCCTCGCAACTCCTTTGTCAGAGCAGCGATGAGCCTCGGGTCCGGATTTTCGCAAGCTCGAAGCGCTGCAATATCCTGCTGGAGCCGCACGGCCTCTGCGGTGAGCGCCAGTTTTCGATTCAGCCTGGGATAGCGTTCTTTCTGCCAAGACTCCAGCTCGAGAAAGCACGATTCATATCCCATGGCACTGGCATACATCCAGAGCTGGTACACGGAATCGCGATTGTCGGCCTCTGTTAGGAATCTTTCCCGTTGCTCGTTATTTAGCGAGGAGAGAAAAGCCGATACCCCAGGATGGGAATCAGCCAAAGTATCTGGCGGCGGCCTTGCCGCGGGAGAACGGAGAGTAACGGCTAATGGCACCCCTCGCGTCGGCCCTTAGGCGCAGGGCCTCGTCGGTTCCTTGAGTGAGGGTCTTGCGCTCTTGCTCTCCAGCCATGCCGATTCGGCGCTCCTCGCTGGTGTTGCGGTCGCGGCCTATGCGCTCTTGAGAATCGGCGCTGTACCGGCCAAGGCGCTCCCGGCTGTCATCGCTGTACTTAGCAAGGCGCTCCTGAGAGTCGGACGTGTAACGTGTCCGCTCGGATTCCTGCTCTTGCCCAAAGCGGGATGCCCGCTCCTGGCTGTCGGAGGAATACCGGGTTCCCTCGAGGGCCCGATCAGCCCCATACATCTGGCCGCGGACCTGGGTCTGGGTGCCTTTGAGGGCTTGATCGGCACCATACTTGCTAGTCCTCTCTTGAGAATCAGCTGTATAGCGAGTCCGCTCAGATTCTTGTTGTTGACCAAAACGAGAGGATCGCTCCTGGCTATCAGAGGAATACCGGGTTCCCTCGAGGGCCCGATCAGCCCCATACATCTGGCCGCGAACCTGGGTCTGGGTGCCTTTGAGGGCTTGATCGGCACCATACTTGCTAGTCCTCTCTTGAGAATCAGCTGTATAGCGAGTCCGCTCAGATTCTTGTTGTTGACCAAAACGAGAGGATCGCTCCTGGCTATCAGAGGAATACCGGGTGGCGTCAAGAGAGCGGTCAGCGCCATACATTTGGCCGCGGACCTGAGCCTGGGTCCCCCTTAGGGCTTGATCAGCGCCGTACTTGCTGGTCCTCTCCTGGGAATCGGCCGTGTACTTGGTCCGGCCACTCTCTGCGTCCTGGCTGTAGCGGCTAATGGCCCGCTGGGTGTCAGCCGTGTATCTCGTCCTGCCACTTTCCGCATCCTGCCCATAGCGGGAGGATCGCTCTTGGCTATCAGAGGAATACCGGGTGGCATCAAGGGAGCGATCAGCCCCGTACATCTGACCGCGAACCTGGGCCCTGGTGCCTCTTAGGGTCTGATCAGCGCCGTACTTACTGGTTCTCTCCTGGGAGTCCGCGGTGTAACGTGTGCGTCCGGTCTCCTCTTTTTGGCCGAGAGCGAATCGCTCGCTCTCCCGGTCCTGGGAGTACCGGTTGATGTCCCGCTGGGTGTCAGCTGTGTACCTGGTGCGCCCCGTTTCGGCATCTTGTGAGTACCGAACGCGGCCAGTCTCCTCCCGCTGACCAAGGCCAAATCGGTCAGTTTCGGCGTCCTGTGCATAGCGAAGGCGTCCAGTCTCTTCCCGCTGGCCAAGGGTGAACCTGCCAGTTTCTTGATCCTGGGCGTAGCGAGAGCGGGCGCTCTCCGCATCCTGTGAGTATCTGACCCGCCCGGTCTCTTCTCGCTGGCCAAGGCCAAACCTGTCGGTTTCAGCATCTTGCGCGTAACGAAGGCGACCGGTCTCCTCTCTTTGGCCAAGAGTGAACCTTCCGGTCTCTTGGTCCTGGCTGTATCGAGAGCGGGCGGTTTCTGCATCTTGCGAATACCTGACTCGCCCGGTCTCCTGTCTCTGGCCAAACTTGAATCTGCCAGTCTCTTGCTCTTGGGCAAATCGGGAACGACCCGTCTCTGCGTCCTGGGAATATCTGACTCGGCCAGTTTCCTCTCTTTGGCCAAGACCGAACCTGTCGGTCTCGGCATCCTGGGCATACCGAAGGCGACCAGTCTCTTGTTCTTGCGTGAATCGAGAGCGCCCCGTCTCTGCGTCCTGGGAGTACCTGACGCGTCCAGTTTCTTCTCTTTGGCCAAGACCAAACCTGTCGGTCTCTGCGTCCTGGGCGTAACGAAGACGTCCAGTCTCTTCTCTTTGGCCAAGATTAAATCGACCTGTCTCCGCGTCCTGAGAGTATCTGACACGTCCGGTTTCCTCTCGCTGGCCAAGGCCAAACCTATCGGTCTCGGCGTCCTGGGCGTAGCGTAGGCGGCCGGTCTCTTCTCTTTGACCAAGATTAAATCGACCTGTCTCTGCGTCCTGAGAGTATCTGACACGTCCAGTTTCTTCTCTTTGGCCAAGACCAAACCTGTCAGTCTCGGCGTCTTGAGCGTAACGAAGACGTCCAGTCTCTTCTCTTTGGCCGAGATTGAATCGACCCGTTTCTGCGTCTTGTGCGTAGCGAACGCGGCCGGTCTCTTCTCGCTGGCCAAGGGTGAATCTGCCTGTCTCCTGCTCCTGGCCGAAGCGGAAGCGGCCAGTCTCCTGGTCTTGCCCGTAACGTGATCGCCCTGTTTCTGCGTCCTGAGAATAACGATTGATTGCTGTCTGAGCATCAGTCGTATAACGGCTCCTGCCGCTTTCTGCGTCTTGGGCGTACTTTGTCCCCTCTAGTTGTCTGTCGTAGGCGTACTTCTGTCCGCCGACCCTGATGCCCTCAAGGTCTCGATCAATGACTCCTCTTTCATTCTGCAGGCGGCTTTGAATGTTTCCCTGCTCCTGCTGCAGGTAATTTTCGTTGGCCGTGTCGGCCTGTCTTAGTTGAAGCTGAATATCTCTGTCGACCCCGGACTGCCTGGTGTAACTGTCATCGGCGATGGACTGGGACTGCCGGGCATAGTCCAATGCCTTTGGCGCCATGGCATCGGTGTACCTGACGTTTAAGCCAAGCTGCTCTTCACCGATGCGCTTCCCCATTTGGAAGTCTTCTTCTGCCGCCTCTTTATAGGCCCTCGCCCGATCAGCAGCGGACTTCTGGTTGTCCTTGCTGGAGGACTTGCTCTTGCTAGAGGACTTGCTCTTGCTAGAGGAGTTGCTCTTGCTAGAGGAGTTGCTCTTGTTGTTCGACTTTTTAGGAGCCATTGTTTACGCCCCGAACATCCCCAGAACCGTCCCCAGCAGCGCTGGTGCGTTTGCCGCTAGCACTGTTCCGAGCTTGGGTCTCATTCTTTCCTGCATTTCCATCATTCGTTGGTAGCTTCTTTCCCTTTCCCGCTCTTCAGCATTGATCGCGTACTGAAGGCCGTTTGTGAGAAGATTAGATTGCTGTGCCAGGACCCCATCGTTGACCATGGGGAACACAGCCTGAAAAGCGGTCGTAGCACCCTTCCTCTGCGTGGCATCGTAACTTTCGCTTGCTTGCCCCGCGGTCACTATGGTCTTTCTGTCCTGCTCTCCCTTGCCTTCGCCTATCTGTATGGTCGATGCCGTCTTGACAGGAATGATCCGGTTCAGCAGCTCGGTTTCACTAGCCTGCTTTGCGATACCACGCGTTAGATCGTTATCCTTGCCTTGCTCCCCACGGTTGAACGCTTTGTTTGCGTTTTGCTCGTCAATTGCGGTGAGCCCTCTCAGTTGCCCAAAGAAATCCTGCTGGGCCAGGGCTCGCCGCGTTCGCTCTTCGGCCTCCTTTTCCAGCCGCAGCCTCCTTTGATCGTTTCGCGCCGCTGTCGACTGGCTGGGGTCAATAGCTTTGCCGACCCCGTAGAGAAAGTTCCCAACCATGGCCTAATCTCCTCGGATGCCAGACTTGTCAGTCATGCTAGCCCGGCCGGAAATAGGAGAGTCGAGGTGCGGTCCATAGATCCTTGTTTGAGTTGATTAGATCCGCCTGAAATGCAAGGGGCACGGCTGCTCCCAAGTTGTTGACATTGGCAGCTATCTCGCTTGCGTCCTGAAGTGCTTTGATCCCCACGTCAGTCATGGATGGTCGTTGTTCTATGGACTTCTGATATGCATTCATCAGGGATTTGCCCCCCTCGGTAGGGAAGCCAGCTACAGCATTAGCGATATTGGCTAACGCACCTGTATTGGCAAGAGCAAAGAGGCGATCACTGAATTTAGGCTTGGCCGACTTCGCGCTGCCGGGTGCAAGTTCTCGCAAGCTTTGCTCGTGCTTCCACCTATCGGACTCCAGTTCCGTATCAAGACGCAGCTGGCTCGCTCTGAGCTCGGCGTCCTGCTCATCTCTGCTCCGCTGGGCGGCGGCGAACCCACCAGCGCCGGGGATAATCTGCGGGCCCGGCAGTCCCCTTGTTAGGTCTGCGAATGTGCTTTGCGGCAGGATGTATGCCATTAGGCGAATCCCCCAAGAGCGTATTGAGCGAGAGCGGTGGAGAACCCGTTGTCCTGTACGGGTGGCCGATTGACTACCCCGTAAAGAGCAGAGCGATAGGCATCGAGTCCGCGGGCTCTCTCTTCAAGCAGCATTTGATCTGCGTACCCGCGTAACGCCAAATCTTGCTGACTGCGCATCAAAGGAAGCGAAGCCTCCTGAGCTTCTCTTTGGAGTCGCGCCTGAGACTCGAACAGCCGCTCATTCATCCTGATCTGCTGCGAGAGGGCGTCCCCCTTTGTGAACCCTGCCACCCCTTGACCGACGTTGGCCCCTACCCCTGCAAGAGCCAATCCGCCGAGGGCCCCGCCAATGGTTCCCCCCACTTGACCACCGAGTCTCACTCCGGGGATGTCTGGATTCAATGGCTTACCAGTGCGGTAAGCAAGGGATCGCCCGCCCCTCCTGCCCAGGTACGAGCCAAGGAGCGCCCCGGGAATTCCAACACCAAGGCTGCCCACTGCGGCACCTATGTTGTCAGACGTATCACGCGTGGGATCGGGATTATTCAGCTGGCTTGCTGCTTGGAAGATGAGTGGCCCGTAGGTCGCAGCAGCCATCAGCCCCTGGCGGGTCATGAGTCCCGACAATCCAGACAGGAATGAGCCACCTGCGGCTAGAGCGGGCAGCGGCATTGTTCAGGGCTCCTCATTGTGTTGATTCTAGTGAGCATCGATAGGTGGCCTGTTAGGAGAAAGCATTGATACCGGCACTGATGAGAGGCCCGACGCCTGGGATAAAGCTTGCAGCAGAGCTGACAAGTCCGAGGACTCCTCTTCTCCTTTGTTGTCCTTGGGCCCTCTTTTGTGCTTCCTCCTGGGCCTCCTTCGCAATCTTGGAGGTACTGTCTTGCAGTTTGAAGCCTCTTTCCTGAGCCTCGAGCGCAAAGTCGTGTTCGTCATCCTCGTAGGCTTTTTGCCAGTCCTCAAGTGAGTCCTGCGCGAAGCTGTCCTTGGCGCCGCTGTATTTGAACTGGGAGCTGCCAAACTTATTGTCAAATGGATTGAAACTGCTGGAGATATTGCTTTTGTAGGCGGGGTCCTTGTCGAAGGAAGGCCAGGCGCTGGAGCGTGCTTTCCTAGCGGCGCGTGCTCGATCAAATGCGAGCTTTTGAGACTGCATTCGATCGTCTCTGCCGGCGGAGTAGTAACTCATGGGTTAAAGGCTTTCGAGGGGTCAAAGCCCCAAGAGCTACGCGTGTTTAGAAAATCAGAGGTTACATCCCTTACTGCCTGTGGAACCTCATTCCGCCTCGACATATTGAAGGTCGTCTCTATGGGCCGAGTGTTGTCAGTTTTTGGCCGGAACAATCCCTGCTCCTTTGCAATTCCTAAAGCAGTTGAAGCAGCGTTGGCCGCAGAAGATACCCAGTCCTTCGGCTGGAATGGCACCTTGTATTCCTTGGCCATTTTCTCTCCTTGTTTGTATTCATTTTCAAGTAGTTCGCGCTTCTTCTCTCGGGCGCGCTCCAGTGCAAGCTTTTGTCTTTCCATCTGATCCTCCCTACCCGCAAAGGCGCGATATCCGCCGCCCTCGAAGGCGTTGCTGAACGGACTCGCTCCTGGGTTAAACGGATCGAACATGGGAAAAGGTGCCCGGTTTCAATTCTAGTACGCTTCCACGGGTGTCAATTCTTCTGACTGCTTCTGGCGGTTTTCCTCCGCATTGGCCGCCCTGCGCATCTGCTCCATCAGCGAGGCTCCGGCAGCCGTGATACTGAGTCCAGCAGCTGAGCCGCCAACGCCTCCGAGGAAGAGTGCATCTTCTATTTGGTTCTGAGCCTGTCTCTTCCGTTGTGAGGTTTTAGAGATCAACCTGTTGAGGTCCCTGCTTTTTTGCTCAGCCCTCTCGCGCTCCTGGTTAATAGAGGCGGCCCATCCGGATAGACGTGAATCCTCGGAGGTGGGAGACATGCGATCCAGTCTCTCGATCTCGCGATCCACTTCCAGTGCTTGCTTGCGGAGTTGGCCGATTTTATCGTCCATTCTTTGTTGGGCCTGGAATTTATTGATCCTCCCGCTGGATGCCAGTCGCTTGCCGGCCATCCTCACTCCAAGGGCCCCTCCGGCAACGCCAGCCGCGACGGGGAGAATCCCGGTCAAAAGTGGAATCGGCTTGCCCAACAGGTTGACTTCCGCTCCGTGAATCCCGTCCATGTTGACCTTCACGGGCATGGGGTTTCCATGAAGGTAGGCCTTGTAGGACTCGTATTCGTCCCTAGAAACGTCTGGTCGTTCCTGAATGAAATCCTTGTACGGCAGAAGGCTTCCTGTCATGCCAAGCGAGCGCAGTCCAGCCTCCATGAGTGGATTGGAGGACTCAGTTCGATCCTCCTCATCAGGGAGTACCGCCGAATATCCAGGCTGCCGGAAGAGGTTCCCGACTGCGGCGCTGGCCCCTAGGACGAGGGGGAAAGTCGCAGAGACTGCGTAGTGCTGGCGAGTAAATGGAGTCTTCGGCGCGCCTGGTATTCCCCTGAGGGAATGATGCATAGCCTGCTGCCCCGCGGCAGATGAGGCTGCCTGGAAGGCGTTGATGAACCACCACAGGGATTGCGCGCCTTGGCTGGTGGCGTCTGCCGCAAGCATTCCTGCTCCTTGGGCTGCTCGTCGCGCTGCCTCTGCGGCAATCCCGTCTTTCTTTGGAATCGAGTCGGGGTACTCGCCCAATCGGACTGTTTGATCACGGAAAACCGGATCCTCGAGGCGTTCACGGTCGAACTCCTCCATTTGCTTTTTGCTATACCCGCCGGGGAGGCCTGCCATGGCCTGGCGGATTGCATGTAGAGACTGGGGCCTTTGGGCGAGCACCTCGAAGGGGCTCAATTCACGGTTTTCCCCGTTGATCCGAGTGGAGGCCCGGTAGGCGTGAGCGGCGATGTCTCTTAGCCCCAGCCCTGTTCGCGGGATCTTCGGGAACTCCATCAGCCAAGTCCCCCGAGGCCAGGGAAGCCCTCGAAGCCATACGAGGACAGCGCTGCTCCAGCCCCGCCATAGCCAGCCAGTGCCTGGGTCCGGCGCTGCCGCTCTTGTTCCGCTTCTGCCAGAATCTGTTCGCGATAGGCGCGCTTGTCGTTCTCCTGCATGGCCATGGCGACCTGGTTGTAGCGCTCGATGGCGCTATTGGTGAAGGGGTTCTGGACGACGCCAGACCCCCAGAGCGCTGTTTCGGCCCCCATGCCGGCCACACCCTGGATGCCCATTTCCCAGCCTGGAGATAGCGGGCGCTTGCTGACACGGCCAATCCCTCTACTCAAACCCGCGCCGAGCAGTCGTCCCCCCATCCCGACGGGAATCGAGGTGGCCGCGTCAAATGCTGCGGCACCGGCTCTTTCCCCGAATGACGCGCCTTCGTATCCTGTGGCCCTGTCTTGTCCGGGCAGGGAGAAGCCAGTCATTCCAGCAAAGAGGAGGTTGCTGCCCAGGTCCATGGCGATATCTGGCGCCGCAGCGGAGAGGGACTCCATGGAGCGAATGCGCGGACCAGCGGCCAACCCCGGGTAGAGGACCTTGAGTGCCTTCGAGGCGAACGGAGCAGCAGCTGCAAATCGAAGGGGAAGCATGGCGTGTTAGGCGGAAGGGCCTGGTTGGGGTCCGAAGTTCATCCCGGGCCCGGCCAAATGACGCGCCGTCCACTCCTCGAAGTAGCCAGGGTTCTTGGCGGCGTCCTCTCCGAAAGGGGCGTACATTCCAACCCGGTCAAATTCAGGTGATCCGATTGTCTTGGCCATTCCATGGCTGCGCGGCAGGGGGCCAGAAGGGTTGTCGCCCTGTTTCCTCTTGGCCTCAAGACCCTTCGCAAGTCCATACATCACGGACCTGTCTCGTGCTTGTTGTCGCGCCGGATTTAGCGGGAAAGCCACAAAGGAATACCAGCCTCACCACAGTCTAGGAGGAATCAATTTGGCTGGAAAACCCTGTTCCTGCTTCTGAGTTGAGCGAGCAGCCCGAGACTTTCCAACTCTTCCTGCGTAGCCGGCAATTCATCTCTGCCTAGTGGGCGGACGGAGGGTTCAATCTGTTCCCTCCTGTAAGTCGAGGCAGAGGGATTTACGCGTGAGGCGGGGAAGAACTCTCCCTGTTGGGTGGATGCATTTCTGACTCCTGCGCGTGGCACGCTTGCGGCCCGGCGCGCCATATAGTCTGCCACTTCGTCGATGTAGCTTGGAGTGTATTGGCCGCCCAAGTCGCTCACTGGTAGAGACATCTGGCCCGATTGACGCAGTATCCTCCTGGCGGCCTCTGCTTGAGGATGGGCTTCATTGAGATTGATCCCCAGCTGCACGACTCTCGGGTCCACTCGAGGTGCTGCCGTGGACCGCTCGAAGCCTTGAGGTCTCCAGGTCTTCCAGAATTCGTTTGGTGATGACTGCCCTGCCGAGGGGGTTTCCGTCGCCGCGCCAGTGAGGGGGGCAAGGAGGTCTCGCCGGGCCCCGCCGGAGGAGCCCAATACCTCCTGCTCGAGGATTCTCCTTGCGTGGCTGCCCGGTCGGAACAGATGAGACAGCCTTGGATCCCCTTGGATCTGTTCTGCTGTCAGGCGTCCACTCGCAAGCATCGGAGCAATGACGTCCCTGATCCCATCGGCAGTCCTCGGGCTTTGCATAAAAGCCCCCTTGCCAAGCCGATTCAATGTGCCCTCGAACCCCGATTCGTACTGGCTCATTCCGCCACGTCGTGACCCAAATTCCTCTCCCCTGATTCGCTCAAGGGGCGTGGGCATAAGGAATGAAGGCCCCTCCGCCCGCTCCTGCAAGGGCAAGAATCGGCCTGTGTAAGTGCCGCCTCGGTCAACCTCGGGCACTATCGATTGAAGAAGCTGGCCATCTTTGTAGACGTCAAGCCGACCTCCAAACGAATTCATTGGCCGACCCGTCTCGCTGTCGATATCGGCAGACTGCTGCCTGAGCATGGCAACACGCGCTTTCAATCCCTCAGGGGAAACACTCAGCAAGGGGGTGTCAGCCGAGACAATTTCAAATCCTTCGTCAGACTTCGTCAACAGAGCAGCAAGGCTTACAGGGCGATCAGCCTGCGGCGCAAGTCTTGTCCGGACCTGTAACTGGGGGATGTTGTTTAGCTCTGCCCTGATGAAGTCGTCGTCTCGATTTAGTGGAAGGCCGACCCTGTATGCCTGCTCAGGAACCTGCTTCACGTAGTCACCATAGGGGCCTCTCATCGCGATATCACGCGTCATCATGAGTGGCTCGTCGCCATCCATCGGTGCAAAGATTGGCTTGCCGTCTAAATGGCCGATAAGGGTTCCATCTGGTTCCGAGAGGGGCTTGAACCGACCGTTGCGCCACGCTTGAATCAGCGCCGATCTCGGCATTATTGGGGTTTTGGCCTCTTCTTGAATTTCCCTGACGCGCTCTCCAAGTAGGACGTCTTTTGTTCGCTCGAACGCGGCAGTGCTATCCGGATTCGGTGTTGCCTGGTCGACAGCGATTTGCGGGTCTATCATTGTTCTCCTTGCGATCCCATCAGCGCCGACGACGACGATTGGTTCCAGGGAGTTCAATGCCGCCTCAGTTCCAATTGCTCTTTGTCGCAGCGAGATCGTCCCAGGATCTTGAGACCTAAACCCCAGCGCATCGCCCGAAAGGCGTTCATTTTCCAGTGACTCACTGGCATAGCGCCCCCTGGCTGCTAAGGGCGTGTCTGACGGAAGGCCGGTTTTCCAGTCGATAGGAAATGTTTCGACTGGCGCCCCTCCCGAGTAATCCATGGACACCCGATCTCTGTATAACGGGGTCCGAGGGGCTTCACTGAGGAATTCGCGGTAGAAATCAATCCGGGCGGGGTCTTGGTCTAGTCCAAGGCTCCGATTTCTGGAGTCGGGGGAGCTGAGTCCAAGGGACGTGGTTTTCGGGTGGCCGCGCTTCGCTTCAGCAGGGGAGGGGGTCAAGAATTCACCTCTGCTTATGAGCTCTTTCCTGGTGTTTTTCCCTGTAATCGAGGGATCGACGACCGTTACAGAATCAGCAATCCCCGAAATTAGGCTTGCCAGCGAGCTTTTTAAGGGAGTTCGCTCTGGGGTGTCTTCAGGCTCGTAAAAGGGGCGCGACACGCTAGAAACATTGTTTGGCCGCTGTCCTAGTTCCTCTTCGGAGGGCGTAAACCACCTTCCTTGGGCCACGCTTCCGCGGTCAGCCAGTGGAGGTTCGTAGGGGATGACAGAAATCGGTTCGATGCTGCGATTTCCACCCAGGTAGGCCTCCGTGACGGGGAAAGCTACTTCCTGTCTTGTCCCGTCTGGACGAGGTAAGCCAAAAACTCCCCCACCAACGGTCTTGAATTTGCGTCGCCCTGCTACTTCGAGCCCATTCCACCTGTCGGGCAAGCGACCTGGAGAACCAAAAAACCCTGATTGCACCACGAATCGAGCGCGTCTTGCTGTCAGACCAGTCTATCGGGGTTGATTTTGTTGTCTTACGGGGACACGGGGCGCCTGATTTTCCCTGAATCAGCCCTTGCGTGACTCGTCTTCGGCCATTTGCTCGTCAATCTCTTTACGAGCGCTATTCATTTCGTTCTCGCTGCAGGTTCCGTGGCCGCATAACCCTCTTTCCTCCATGAAATAGCCATTCCCTTGCAGTATCCAGCGCATGCGTGCGGCATCGGCGGCCTCGCTGGTGTCTGGTGGGCGGCGGACTGTGCGGAGCTCCTCAGCAAGCCTTTGTTGTCCCTTCTCCACCAGGAACTTTGCGCACTCTTCCAGTTCTTCTTCGCGAGCTCGTTGCAGCGCGTAGCCAGGCGTCGGGGTTGCTTTGATGGGAGCTGCCGCCTCAGCCCATGGAACGGGGAACAGGCGTGAATCGTCATGCCCAGGGACCCGCCCTGCGAAAGCGGACAGGCCGCCAGGCACCGCAGCAGCCCCTCCTCCTGCGCTTCTTTCTGTGGGGCGACGCCAGCCCTGTCGTCCGGATTCCACAGCCCAGAAGTGATCCGGCGAATTAGGGGGATTCGTTGGGTGCTGGGGTTTTGGATCGGTCATTGGGGCTGCTCCGATGGTTGGCTGCGCTTGCGTGCTGTGTCGCGCACTGCGAATCATAACGCCTTTCACCCCATGAATCAAACAACAGAAGCAAGCTCCCCTATGGAATTCTGAAAATTTTTTGCGGCGCGCCCCATACATTAAAAACCCCCCACGCAAAATGGGAACCTGGGAGGAAAAAAAAAGATTAGGCATGTAGCGCCCCTGTCAGCAGCGGTAGCAAGCGCCGCGAGCGGAGCAGCGAGGGGGGATACGTGCCTTGCCGCAACGCGTAGCAGTAGGTCGCGTAGCTAATGCATAGCAGCAGCTAGCGCCAATGCAGCGGATGCAGCAGCAGCAGCGATAGCTGCGGCATACGCTATACCTCCCTGGTTCCTTTTATCCTTTCTATACTTTTGCTACACTCCCTATACTACGCTCTACTCTTATACTCTACCCTCACTATCTCTATCTTACCCTTACATCTCTCATCCTCCCCTTCCCTTGCAGCACCTGCTATCTCTCGCTTCCCTAGCTCCCTACACTACACTCCCGCTCCCGCTCCTACTCACACACACTCACGCACGCAGCGCGGTTGCACTACTCGTGATCACATCATCAGTGAAGCAACTCAGCAGTGCACACCATCTGTTGAGAAGCATAGCGCTTTCACGGGAGATAAGCGCCCGACAACTACTGCTATTGCAGCAGCAACCTCAATGGCTACCGTCATTCTTACTGATCGGATCTACCGCTTCAGCACTCTCAATCCTGAGACCGTGGCAGTTAGCGTCTACCCCCTCAAGGGAGCGCGTGGGCTATGGCCCCAATCCACGAGTTACTGCATCGAGAGGGCTCGCCGCCTTCTCGCCACACTTCGGACTCAGGCGATTGCTTGATCCCTTAGCCCCTGGTCCTTTACTGGATCAGGGGCTTTTCTTGTTGAACCTTCTCAGCAGTGCACACCACCTGCTTTCCGCGTGACTCTTCCCTCTAATCTCCACTTCGGCTACGACATCTGGTACGGGCCCGTCCTCTGCTCCAATACCCTCCACGCAGTGGATGAGGCCCTGGGCTATCAAGACAGCCCCCTCGATGTCCTGAGATCCCTAACCTTCATCCCTGTCGGCCTTGAGTATTCTCGATGGCCACAGCTCACCATCTCCTAGTGCCACATCTGGCACCCCCTACCCTCGCCCCGCTTGGAGTCGTCCAAGTGGGGCTTTTTCGCTGGACCTTCTCAGCAGTGGACACCACTGCTTCGACTTATGGCAACCGCCTCCCCTCGCTCAGTGGCTGATCTCAATTGGCTCATTTCTCACGTCTCCGAGCGTTCTCGTGCGGGCGATCTTGAGGCGCAGGAACGCTTATCCGAGCTTCTCTGCGAACTCGAGGACCGCCTGGAGGCCAGCGGCTTCTACGACCGCAACTGAACTCTCACGCCATCCGCCCCTGACTCCGCTCCGCGGGGATCGGGGGCTTTTTCACTGAGTCCACTCAGCAGTGGACACCACCTTCTTCGTTTCTATGTCCCTTACATCCCTTTCCGATTTCCAGCTCCATCAACTAGCTGACCAGCTCGCCGACCAATACCGCCTCACGGAAGACGCATCCGTGGATGACCGCCTTATGGAGGTCTTCCGCGAAATGTCCCGCCGTGAGCACGCCATAGATGACCACTCCATGCAGGCTTTCTTCGACACGTCCTACCGTGAGCAAGTAGCCGAAATCCCTGTCATCGACTGGCTATGAGCATCAACCACGCCTGGATGGGCTCCGCGATCGAATGCATGCACATGCGTGCTATCGATAGCGATGGAGACTACCGATCCCATCCCGACTACAACGCCGGATGGAATCTCTTCTCCTCCTCCTCCTTCATGCCCATAGGGGACATGCTCCTCTCCCCAGAGGAGGATGATCCCCGCTGGTACACCTAGTGCCACATCTGGCACCCCCTACCCCTGCCCCATCCGGCTATCCCCCGGGTGGGGCTTTTTTAGTGAGCCTTCTCAGCAGTGCCACCTGCTGTCTACGGCTCACATCCCTTCGCCCCGGTTAGCAACCGGGCTACCCCTCAATGACCGAGAACAACCTTCATTCTCTGTCTATTGATCTACGCTTGCTCGCAAGGGCAAGCATCTGGACCTGCCCCTCCACTGGGCGGGTCCTCCAAGGCTCTATCGATCGCAAAATCGAAGCCCTCCGTGAGGTCATCCTTGATGCCCTCTGGGCCAAGCAAGATGGCCTCACCATCACCCAGCAGATGGTCGCCGCTGTCACCACAGCACGCACCCTCTGCCTCGATAACCAGCAAACGCTTCGCCAGCTGCGGCGAGCGGCTGCCTGATGTATCTTCTGGGGTGTCATACCTGGCACCCCTCCCTTTGGTCCTATTCACTGAGCCAAATCAGCAGTGCACACCGCCTGTTGTGCGGCTCAATACCCCTCACTGGAAATCCCCATGTCCACTGCCACCAAGTCCAAGCCTTCCTCTACCGCCACCCCCGTGGCACCTGAAGCTCCCGAAGAACAGCCCATCTTTGGTATCTACGAAGAGCTCGTCGCTGAGCTCGAAGCCGCCAAGGCAAGAATCACTGAGCTGGAGTCCTCAGGCGAACAGCTCAATCAAATCCTTTGGCTCCAAAAGACTCCCCCTAGGGGCTCTCGCCAGGGCTTCACTGACGGCGGCACGCCCTTTATTGAGTTTGGTGCCCAATTTGCGACTTTCAACAAGAAGACCAATTCCAGGGTTTTCGGCGCCTGGAAGAACTTCACCGCATACGGCGAACTCGCTGAGACCATCGGTGAATTCTTCAACACAGACGATCGCCTCGTGCGCATCACTGCATACGAGCGCCCCTGGCACGGCACTGTTGCCGGTCCAGAGGGCCCTGTAAGCACCCGCAACACCGAATGGATCGTTGTCTCCTTCCAGCCCGTCGCAAGGCTGGATAGCCCCTCTCCGATGAGCGAGCCCGAGGCTCCCTTCTCGGGTGAGCCCACCTCGGAGGAAGTTTCCTTCTGAGGTACATCCAGGCCCCGCCCGGGTGGGGCCCTAATCCATCCAGTGGCCCCTTCCATGGCCGTTGCTCGGCCTCTCCTGGAGTCCATAACCATCAAGCAATTGTGTGTCCTAGCGCTCTTACAGAGCCGTGCCGGGCGACTTGCTAGCCATGGCATGCGGGCTAACCTCCTCTCAATTCTTTTCTTATGACCACCCTCACCAAGAACACCGACCTCCTCAAACAGGAGGTCCACGAACACATCACGGCGGATGCCGTCGTCCAGGGTAATTACTGGTCAGACGGCAAAGGCTGCTTCATCGGGTGCCTGACTTATTCAGGCGACCCCACTCCTGCTGTGGAGCGATTTGGGCTCACTGAGTCCATTCTTCGCATCGCGGAACGCATCTTTGAATCTCTTCCGCTTGAGGAAGCTAAGCAATTCTTCTTCGACTTTCCCGACGCCGTCGCTATGGACGGTAAAAACCTCTCCTTGATCCATTGGGTCTTCCTCGGTGAAACCCTAGGAAATCTCCCTCCTCAGCGGCCCGGAATCCAGGCCGTTATTGACCCAGTTATTCATGGCATGGATTTACTGGCTTCTGGCAACGTCTGGGGGACAGACGCCAGTGCCGCCGCCAGAGACGCCGCCTGGAACGCCGCCGGTGACGCCGCCTGGGCCGCCTCCTGTGCCGGCGCTAGGACCGGCTCCTGGGCCGCCTCCTGTGCCGCCTCCTGTGCCGGCGCTAGGACCGGCTCCTGGGCCGCCGCCATGGCCGCCGGTGACGCCGCCGGGGCCGCCTCCTGCGCCGCCAGGGACGCCGCCTGGAACGCCGCCGGTGACGCCAGTGACGCCGAAACTCGCCGGCAGCGGGACTCCCTGTTGTGGCTCATTCGAGAGGCGCCTGTTGTGACCCCTTCCTGATCACCCCTGTCCTGCAACCCTCTCTGATGTCTACTCCTTCATGACAGCGCTATACACCCCTCGGCTGCTGCGCGGCGGCTCCTGGTTCAACTTCCCCAGGGACTGCCCCTCGGCCCATCGCTACCGCGCCCTGCCTGCTGATACCAGCGGCATCATCGGTTTCCGTGTGGTGTACCTCCCCCGGGAGGTAACACCATGACAACCCTTGACGCTTCTCGGCTACTGCGCGGGGGCTCCTGGATCTTTTATCCCGGGAGCTACGACTCGGCCTTCCGCTACCCCTTCCGGTGCGGCGGTGCCTTCAGTTTCATCGGTTTCCGCGTGGTGTACCTCCCCCAGGAGGTAGCGCCATGACAGCCCCCGCAGTGCGCGGCGGCTCCTGGGTCAACGGACCGCTTGACTGCCGCGCCGCCTACCGGGGCAGCAGCGACCCGGCCTTCGTCAACTCCGACCTCGGCGTTCGCCCCTGCCGCCTCCTCCATCCATCTTCCATTTCTTCAGAGACCATGACTACCTCCAATCACAGCATCTCCGCTTCCGCCCTCAACCTGCCGATGGTTTCCATCGCTCCAGGGCGCTTCATGATGGGATCCGATTCACCCTCCGCTTTCTCTGATGAGAAGCCGGTCCATGAGGTGATCATCGACAAAGGCTTTGAGATGGCGGAAGCTCCGACCACTCAAGCCCAGTGGCGATGGGTCGCCGAGAACCTGCCCAAGGTCGAGCGCGATCTCAATCCCGATCCCTCACGCTTCAAGGGCGATGATCGCCCCGTCGAATGCGTCTCCTGGTATGACGCCATGGAATTCTGTGCCCGCCTCAGTCAGGCCACAGGTAAGACCTACACCCTCCCTACCGAGGAGCAGTGGGAATACGCCTGCCGCGCAGGCACCACCACTGAATTCGCTTTCGGTGACACCCTCGATGAGTCCCAGGCACGCTTCAACGCAGATTCCACCTGCGATGTCAAGCAGTACCAACCCAACGCCTGGGGCCTCTACGACATGCATGGCCAGGTCTTCGAGTGGTGCCGCAACGAATACAAGCCCTATTGATTCCCTGCCCATGCATTCCGATCTGATTGGGGGCCGGCTTCGACATTTCATGCATCAAGCCGCCCCCTTTTTCTGCATTGCTATTGCCCTGCTCTGGCATCTTGTCGATGCCTCCTACGCCGCCGGCAGCCAGCTGCGTCTTGCCCTGGAAGAGCGCAGCCAGCAGCTAGCAGCCCTCCATCTCCACCTCCTCGGCCTCACTCCCCCTGAACCCCAATCCATCCCTCCTATGACCCTCTCTGTGCCCACTGCGGAAGACCCGGAGCTGACAGCCTTCCGCTGCGCTCTCAATGGAATCGACCTCAGCCTCAATGTGTCCCAGCTGCGTGCCCTGGCTCGCGAGCGGGGGCACCGCGGCAACAAGGTCTCCCGAGCTCGCCGCTCTGACCTGCTCCTCCTGCTGAGCAGGTCATGACGTATCAAGTGCAACGCGGCGGTACTTGGTTTTTCAGGACGGAACAACAGGCGTATTTACGCTTGTCCTACCGACGCGCCGCTCCGCACTACCAAGACGATCTCGTCGGTTTCCGCGTGGTGTGCCTCCCTCGGGAGGTGGCACCACCTCGGATGCTACCGCCACTGCGCGGTGGCTCCTGGGGCAACAACCCCGGGTTCTGCCGCTCGGCCTGCCGCGGCTTCGGACGCTTCCAGCCCGGCTATGCCAGCAGCGGCTTGGGCTTCCGCGTGGTGTGCCTCCCTCTGGGGGTCAAGCCCACGCAGGTAACCATGCGCGGCGGCTCCCACGCCCAGCTCAGCTACCCCTGGTGCCGCTCGACCTGTCGCGGCATTTCCCATTCGCCCGACTATGCCGACTACGACCTCGGCTTTCGTGTGATCTGTCTTCCGCGGGGGATGACACCATGACGATCCCCAATCGGGCGTTACGCGGCGGTCCCTGGGACTTCTTCCTTAGGCATTGCCGCTCTGCCCATCGCTTTCCCGGAGAACCCGGCGAGCCAATCGACAACATCGGTTTCCGCGTGGTGTGCGTCCCTCCAGGGGCCTCCACCGCACGCTGCGACTTGTCAATGCGCGGTGGCTCCTGGTTCAACTTCCCCAGGAACTGCCGCTCGGTCTACCGCTACCGCGACCAGCCCGGCTATGCCAACGACGTCATCGGGTTTCGCGTGGTGTGCCTCCCCCAGGAAGAAGCACCATGCCGGGCGGTATTGCGCGGCGGCGGCTGGGACAGTCTCCCCTCAGACCGCCGCTTGGCTCACCGCGGCATTGACCTGCCCGGCTATACCGACGACTACATCGGCTTTCGTGTGATCTGTCTTCCGCCCTCCTGACCAACACACTTCACTTCTTTCTCAACCCCATGACTTCTCTCCATCGACCTAAGCTCGGTAAAAGCCTCCGGCTCTCCATTTCTGCGGCCCTATTCCTCTACCTCGGGGTTGCAGCAGCTAACGATGCCAAGGACTTCTTCCTTGGAGGGCCCTATTGCGCGTGGTTCTCACTCGCTAGGCCCGTCTGCCAGGCTCCTTCCATCAGGAACTCCAGCAACTCAGTCTTGTTGAACATCCATGCTCCAGTTAAACCCTTGAGCCTTGCCAGCGTCCTCAACTCGTCAGCCTTGAGGCCATAGGCCATCTCTGGATTGGCCTCCCACTCCTCGATCGTCGGTGGCATGCGAGACCCCTTCTGTCTCGGCTCCGCCGCACGGCATGGCTTCCCATCTGTCCACTGCCTCAGCTCAGCTGGGATCACCTCCTCTGGCTGTTGAGACGTCCACAGCATTTGACTGCAACAGTCGCACTTCCTAGCTCTCACTCGTATCCCGTCTTCCCCCTTGTAGGTGTGAGCCACCTTTGTCTCACCACCGCATTCGCACTGCATGACGTGTGTTGCGCAATGCCCGACAACTTACCCCATGTCATGCATTAGTGCATCCCATCCAGGCAGCTGGAGGCCCGCCAGGTCTTCAGTTGCGAACTTCCGGCGGAATCCCTCCAGCAGGGAGTGCTGAAGAATGGCCAGCTCTAAATCGCGCCGCATGGCGTCCTCGATCAACTGCGCCAGCTCAGTCTCCTCCCCTGCGTATCGCATCAGGCCAGTGGGCTCTCCTCAGTCCGCTGGACCTGTTGCTGCCCCTGCTGCATGAAGCCCATCAGAGCCATCAGTTGCTGAGCGCCTTCAGTCATGGCCGCACCGCCGGCCACTGCACCGCCAGCGGCCAATGCTGGGTAGGCGCCACGCCGCACAAGCGCACTATTCGCGAACTGGTGGCTCAGGCGCTCCCTTGGCCCCAGTGAGCCATGTCCACCCATTCCTCGTTTCATCTGGGATGAATACCTTGCCACGAAGTCGCTCTCCCCCATCTCGCTGAAGTCCTTCCGAATCGCTCCCATCTCGATCTGCTTACCAGATCCATCCCTGGCCCGATCGGCAATCTCCTGGATCATTCTGTCGGGATTGTCCTTGTAGAGCTTCCCGACGAGGTTGGCCTGCCTTGCCACGCCCGACGTCCTATGGGCAATCTCGTCTGCAATGGCTTTATCGATCATCTTCTGCTCGATGCCACCCAGCCATTTCAGCGGATTCATGCCCATAACTCGATCCTGGATCCCTCTCAGTCTAGTTCCTGTTTTGTGAGCCTTCTCAGCAGTGCACACTGCCTGTTGAGCGGGCCAATGTCCCTTTACCCTTTCCTCTGATCATGCCCCAAATCTCTCTTCCCCTCGTTCCCATCGAGCTTCGCTGGTACAACATTCTCGACAGCGACAACTCCGAAAAGTCCAACTGGACTGAGGCCACCCTGGCTTTCGTGACCGGCCGCAAGGACGGCATCGCTGTTCGTGAGACAGCCGTCAAGGTTGGCTTCAAGTCCGACCACGCCATCGAGATGTTTGGCGAGGATGATCCATCCGAGTCCGTCGAGATCAACGGAGTGACCTACTTCGCCAAGATCGTCCAATCCCCGGAGGAAGGGAAGCCATACCGGCTGAGCGCCCTCCAGGTCGGCATGCGTGCCTGTCAGCTCAAGCAGCTGCAGGACGCCAGGAAGCAAGCCAAAGTGATCAACATCACTGACGCTCCCAGCAAGTCCGACGACTCCGGCGAGGCTCAAACCGCCTAAGACCAACATCTGTTTCGGTAGCAACGAGCCCTGGCGCAAGCCGGGGCTTTTCTGCTTCAATGACCGCCACGTCGGGCATACCGCCAGACACTCCATCCTTCCATCTCACTCCTATGACCGTCGCTCCACCACCCAAGCCCACCACCTTTGAGCCCATTGTTCAGGCCAATGGCAGATCCCTCTTCCATCTGGCCATGGAGGCCCAGGAGATTGACGGCGAGCTTGCGATTGCCGTCGCCCAGCTCTCCTCTGAGGACCCCGAAGAGGTAGCTACTGCAGAAGAGCTCATCTCCTCTATCCTCCAACGCGCCAATACCAGCCAGCAGTCATTGCTGGACAAGGTCAATCAAATGGCCTTTGTTGTTAAGTCACTGGAGAACCGTGCTGATTACTTCAAGCAGCAGGTCGAGACCTACAAGGAGAAGAGCAATCGCGACCAGGCCGATTCCGATCGCTTGCTCCGCTACCTGGTTCGAACCTTGGCGGCCCTCCACCCTGGCAAGAAGGAATTCCATCTTTCGGATTACGACCTCTGCTCACGTCAGAGTGACTCCACCGAGATCCTGGATGACCAGCAGGTCCCGCCGGATTTGTGCCGGCACGAAATCATCATCCAAGTCCCTGCTGGCAAGGGTGATTTAGGCCCCATGCTTCACAAGGAAATCAGTGATTTCATTGCTGAGCTCATCACTGGTGTGTCGGGAGGTGATTATCTCTTGCCAACCCTTAATTCCTATCCAATCAAGAATCTTGTCAAGGAACGCATCAAGCAAAATCCAGCCCCCGAAGAAGTCCGCTCCCTCTCAGCGGCTTACGGCCCAGCAACGCATGCGGTCGTCCTGAGATCAGACGCAGTCCCTGGCGCTGAGGTCGTTCGCAAGAAGACCTGGTCCATCAAGTGACGCTCCAGCCGCCATGGCTGCAAGTGAGTTACACCCCGACCGGAGATGGGCTAATCACGCCCATCAATGGTCGGGCCAAAAGCGCACTCATCACCCTCTTCCCTCTCTACCAATTTGAGCGCATCGGCGAATCAGTCCTGCTCCCTCCTGAGCAGCTGAGCGCGATGTGCTCTTTCCTTTCATCCCTCCAATGCCAATTCACACCGTCACAACCCATCCCAAGCCCAGCTACAAAATCCCCGGCTGGGACTATTCCTACTTCGATAAACCCACCAACGCAGGCGGGCAGTCCGTCGCTGTCTTCTCGCCCGCAATTTCAGACATCATCAAACCTGGATTTCAGTTCGACGAAAGCCAGCTCCGCTTCGAACCAACTCTCGGTGCTTCTGTCCTCGAATTGGACTTCCATGAGCCGCAGCAAATGGAAGAGCCTTCGATCCCTCCTAACCCTGAGGCCGGGTGGGGAGATCCTGACTGTCTCCCTACCGCGGAATTAGGACACGGCAGCAACGGGCATCGACCGCCCCATCCCCATACCGCCCGTAAGCGGGCCAGGGAGGAGGGGGCTCAAACCCTTCCAGCTGCCCTCGTCCGGATCGCAAGTGAAATTGCCTCCTGCTACTGCATGATATACAGGCTGATCTCGCCTGTCGTCAACGAGGCACGCCGAGCTGACGTCGCTCAGAAACTTACAGCTATTGCTTGTATTCCCTATTACAGGGCAGCAGGCGTCGAACTCAGTGAGGACGACGTCAAAGGCATGACCATGTGACAAATTCTTGCGCCTGTTCAGCAGTGCGCACGACCTGCTGCGTTCATTTCATTTGCCCATGACTTCCTCTCTATCCACTCAATCACCCGAGCTACCCCACTGGGCGACTCCCACTCCTCCCCCTCCTCAGCCGATGACCATCGGCATCGACCCCCTAGCCAATTTCTACCTGTATGACCGCAAGGACGTCATCTTCCCTGAGATCCGCGGGGCAATCACTGCCCTCCGCTTGATCCAGCTAGCAGGGAACACCGAGTCAGGCCCTCGTGATTACCTCGAGGTACGCATGATCTCTGGTGCTCCTACTCAGCCGTTTCGTCTGCTTCTGCCCGCTGATGAGCGTCCCGTGGACAGAGAACCTGGCCAGGTTTCTACTTCCAACTCCATCAAAAGCCTTCTAGGGGCGCTGCTCGTTCTTGATCTGACTACCCAGGCAGTCAAGCTGATCACCTCAAAGGGTGAGGGTCGAGTCAAGAACCGCAAGCCGACGTTCATCAATGTCTGCGTCTGCGGTCCTGACTGGGAATCCATCGCCCAGGTCAGAGCTGAAAACATCGGCGGCTCCAAAGCCGACATGGTTGCAGCCATCGCCCAAATCAATCAATCCCTTCAGCAAGGGGTAGTGGCCCTCCCCAGCCGCTAGCCCCGTCTTCTCCTTTCACTTTCTCATCCATTTCTTAAATCCCATGGCACACGAAGTCACTTCTGCAGTCTTCATGCACGGCACTGCCGCCTGGCACCCCGAAGGCGACGTCATCGAAGGCACCATGCCCGCCCCTGACGCCTTCCGTCGCTACGGAGCTCTCTTCCCTGTGGAGAAGCTCCAGCTCTGGGCCGGCGACCTCAGCAATCCTGAGCTCCTCGATGCCATTGCCCTGGCGGCTGACCAGCCCTTCTCTACCCCGCAAGAGCGTGGAGAAGCCATCCACCAGGCCGCGTATCAGCACCTGATCAGCATGGCGGACAGCCGTGTTGCCATCTGGCGTCCCGACACCCGCAAGATCCTCGGCACCGCCAGCCCCGATTACAAGATCATCCCCAACCAGCGCCTGCTGGATTTCGCTTCTGCCCTACGGGAAGAATGCGACATGGATGCTGTGATCGTCCTGCGCGAGGGTGCCAAGGTGGCCTTCACTGCCAAGATCCGCGGCACTGACCAGCAGGTCATCCCTGGTGACAAGGTCTACCGCAACATCGTCGGCTACCTCGGCCACGACGGCAGCACTGCCTTCGGAGGGATCTTCACTGACACCAGGGTCGTCTGTTTGAACACCCTCGGCTACGCCATGAACGACGCTAACCGCCACGGCCGGCAGTTCACCATCAAGCACACCGAGAACGATGTGGCCCAAATCGATCGCATCCTCTCCAGTATCGACATTGCTCGCCAGAGCTTTGCCCAGGTCGTCGATGAGTACCGCGCCATGCGGGAGGTGCCCATGACCACCGATCTCTACCGGCACTTCCTTGAGCAGGTCTACGAAAAGCAAATCCCATCTGTCCGCATGGACAACGGCGACACCCGCCCTGGCTCCATCGAAGACATGCCCCGCAAGTGGGCCAAGCTCGAGCACGCCTGGAATTACGGCCTCGGCCGTGACATCCCGGGCGTTGCAGGCACCCTCTACTGGGGCCTCAATGCCGTCACCGAAGTCGAATCCTCCGGCAAGACCCAAGGCGCCGGCAAGCGCCGCATCCACTCGGCCCTCTTCGGCACCGGCGCTGGTGTCATCAAGCGGGCCAATGAAGTCGCCCGCGAACTGGTCCATGCCTGATCGCTTCCGCCAACGGGGCCGCGCTTGGCGGCCCTTCTCCTTCTATTTCCACCTGCACCCACTATCAAATGGGCTACACACATTACTGGCAGCAATCCAAAGACTTTACCCTTGATCAATGGTCTGCAATCTGCAGAGATACTCGCAAGATTGTCTCGTACTGCGGGGAGCAGGGAATCGCTCTACAGGCCGAATACGACAACAATCTCCCTCCTCTTGTAACAAAGTCGGAAATTCGACTTAACGGTGCTGGTGGGGACGGCTACGAGACTTTTCATGTCCCATTCAGTCCTGGTCGCGCTGATAGGGAATTCAACTTCTGCAAAACAGCGCACAAACCCTATGACCTAGCCGTCTGTCTCTGTCTCTTGCGTATAGCCCACCACTGCCCCGCTTTCTCCTTCTCTTCCGATGGGGAATGGAGAACAGATTGGCTCATGCCGCGAGGAGCCTACAGACATCTTTTCAAGGAAGCACCCCCACAGCGCTCAGTGGTTTGAGTATTCAGCGCTTTCCCCGGAGCCGCTGATTCCTAGTTCGTTGGGCCCACTCAGCAGTGCACACTGCCTGTTTCGGTGCGCAGTTCCCCTTATCCCTGAACTCTCTACCTCATTTCATTCATGGCAACATTTCAGCTCACCATCAGCCCCGAATACGTCAGTGACTGGGGCATCTACGAGGGTGTTCGCGAAGTCATCCAGAACGCCCTCGATGCCCGTGATATCGGCCACGAGCTCTCCATCAGTCACACCGGCCGCCACTTGCGTGTCAGTAGCAGTGGCGCCAAGCTGCAGCGCAATGTCTGGCTCATGGGCCAGACCACCAAGGCTGGTGATGACTCCCAGCGCGGTCACTTCGGTGAAGGCCTCAAGCTCGGCGCCCTTGCTCTAGCCCGGGCTGGTCGTCAGATCCGCTTCCTCAATGGTGACGAATCCTGGACGCCACTCATTGCTCCATCCAAGGAGTTCGGCCAGGACGTTCTGACCATCCGCACCCGTCATCTCCCTAGGGCCGCAGAGGATTTCGTCGTTGAAGTCCAAATCACTCTTGCCGAATGGCGTTCCTTCCGTGATCGCTTCCTCGATTTCCAGGACACAACAGCCATCAAGACCACCAGCGGCCAGGTCCTGATGGAGCCCAAATTCCACAGCCAGTCCTACGTCAAAGGCATCTGGGTGGAAGGCGATGACAACCTTCAGTACGGCTACAACTTTCTCCATGCCTCGACCGATCGGGACCGGCGCATGGTCAACAGCTATGACGCCAAGTACAACAGGGTCAAGCTGTGGGAGCAGTTGTTTAACCACTTCGAGGAGAGCCGAGAAGCATTCACCGACAGCATCGGCTCCGAATCCGTGGCCCAGCAAGTCCTGGATCTCCTGGCTTCTGGCAAGCAAGACCTCTGCTACTACGAGTTCGCCACTCCCGATCATGGCCTCCGCGCTTGCGTCGAGGGACTCTTCCGAGATGCCCATGGCGACACCGCCATCCCTGTCCACTCCGCCTCCGACTACAAGGAGGCCGGCCACTACGGACGGATGGGAATCCTCTCCTCCAAGCTCCTCTGTGATTTCTTCAAGGGCAGCGACCTTGATCTTGATCAGATCAAAAAGAGCGAGGTCGGTGCCATCACTCAGACCTACACCATTGCTGATCTCACAGAAAGCGAGCAGGTGATCTACCTGCGTGGCATGGGATTGGTCGGCGGCGCTGGACTTGCGCTCGAGTTGGCACCCCTGCTCGGGCGCGTCAGCATCGTCGACTTCTCTAGTCCCACCATCCTCGGGACCCATCACGCCTCCACTGGAAAAATCAGGGTCTCCCGCTGCTCCCTGGTATCGATGGAATCCTTCCTATCGGTCCTAGTCCATGAGTTGGCCCACGACTGCGGCACTGACGGCAGCGTGCAACACGACCGGGCGCAAGCTGCCATCTGGGCCAAGGCTGTCGCCTCCTTGATGGAGCAGTCCACCCCGCCAGCCCTCGCCGCTACTGCTGCCTGCATCGGCGCCAACTGATCCCACTCCTTCCCTCCACTCACCCCTCCTGACTCATCATGACCCTCAAGATCTACGAGCCCAACAAAAAGCAACCCTTCCTCGAGGCCAATGGCACTGCCAGAGACCTCGCACGGCTTGCAAGACAACACGAGCGGGCCTATGGTCCGTGCGTTGTTGTGATTGCTGACGAGCGTTGTCACCTTCCCAGACCCTAGCCTGTGCCACTTATCCCAATGATCAACATCCTTGACAGACTTGTCTTACTTCTGAGCCCTGTCGCCCGTGTGCGACGTTCTGCTGGATGGTCCCTCCATGAAGGCACCTGGTATGCACCCTTCCACCACGACGGAAAGCCGATCCCTGAACGGGACTGGCTCCTTGAGGGAGATCCCCTCCCTGAGCACCCGGAATACGGGGGCTTCATCGCAGCCGCATTTCACTACGAGGCCCTGGACAATGACCTTGATCCTGGGTGCCTTGCATGCGGCGCTGCGTTTCCTGGCTACCGATCTCTACCTGCTTCTTCAGGGGAGAGTTCGGCTGGATCAACTCATTGATGATCCACACCACTTGGCTACCTACCGGTTTGCCCTGGCTTGGCCCAGATCAATCCCAGGTCGCCATCTCACCCTGCCCGGGATTGCTCACATCCTGGCGCGAACCTCCTGTGATGCACGAGAAGCGTTGTGTCCACCACTGACGTTTGTTGTGCTGCACGGTGAGCCCCTCCCTTATTCACTCAGTTCTCGCATTTCGCAATGACTATCCATTTGGATTCCCTTTACGGCGGCCACTGGGGTGAACACCCAGCCTTTCCGCCTAGTGACTGGGCCCACGAAGCCCTTGAGGGCGACACCCGTCTCGGCTACTGGGACTGGGTTCAGCGACAGATCGACATCGCAGAAGAGTCTGACGATGACTGACTCCTGGTGCTGACCGCCTAATCCAACTATCCGGAACAACCTCTGAGTTCAAAGCCCAATGAAACCCGTCGACCGCAACCAGTTCTTTTCTGAAATCAATCGCCTCTCAACAGCAGGTATCAACATTCATCCGCGAATTGTCAACGACCGCTGGCCCTACCGCTCGGAGTGGCGCACGCTCGACACCTCTCGCAGGCTGATCGGCGTCAGCCAAGGGGAAGCCACTTCTCCTGGGGCTACTGCTTACTTCCTGCCATGAGCCACTCAATGCCTGACCTATTTCCAGGTCCCAACGATGAGGTCCTCCGCCAGGTCGCCAACGAACTCTATGGCCGCGATGGCGAACTTGAGTTCGACGACGACGCCAAGATTAGCAGGGAAGACGAAGACGGCGCCTACGTCCAATGCTGGCGCTGGATCTACTACGAAGACGTCGTGACTCACCTCGCCCGGGCTTGTGACCCCCTTACCCCATGAAACAACTACTTTTGATTGCTCCCCCTGCCGTGGAAGTTGCCTTGTTCGGCGCCCAACCCTTCTTTGACGATGACTGACTCCTGGTGTTGACCGCCTAATCCAACTATCCGGAAAAACCTCTGAGTTCAACACCTAAACCCATGACTGAACAACAGCAGCACCCCAGCAGCCCGCCTCAAGAGATGCGAGTCAAATGGAGAAAAGAAGCTCCATGGGATTATCCCGACTATGACAAACTCTCTGATTATTTAATTGCCCAGGCCGCCCGATGGGCCTGGGACCAGCGCGAGCCGGAGATTCAGGCCGCTGCAGATGCTGAGCTGGAAGCATGCTTGCATCATTTACGTGCCGAGTGGTATCCACAAGCCGTGATCGATGATCTCCGCGTCGCCCGACGCCCCAAGCCGCCGAGCTTGAAGGAGCAGGCCTTGGAAGCGCTTGAGGCGCACTTTGATGCCATAGAAGCCGGCGTGCCAACTTATCGACCTGCCCACAAAGCAATCCTCCGCCGCGCTATAGCGGCTCTCCCTGATGGGTAAAACGCTTCCCTCGCTTCCAACACGAATCGAAATGACCGAGATCACCCAACCAGGCCTATTCATGGAAACGCCCGAAATCATCCAACCAGATCTGGCTCATGCCTACGCCGCTCTTGCCAGGCATGTTGCTGCTATTGATATGGCACTCAAGTGTGGGAACGCCCACCAGGATGATAGACATCGCTACGTTCAAGGACTGATCAGGGCGGAAGTCCAAGCCGCCATGGAAGTCATTCATCGCTACGAAAACCCCTTTTACCGCATCCCCTCCCCCCGGCCCTGAGCCGGTAATTCTCATGCACGAACACATCAAAAAACTCTGGGTCGACGCCCTGCGCTCAGGTAACTACCAGCAGGGCATTGGCCAGCTCCGCTGCGGGGACACTTACTGCTGTCTGGGGGTCCTCTGCGATCTCTACGATCGCGACCAGGGTGGGCCAGGGTGGGACGACAAAGACACGACCTATCTGCGCTGCGACGCGCTTCTCCCTGGGGAGGTTGCCAAGTGGGCAGGAATAATTGCTGTTGATCCCGACTTCGCGCTGACAGGGGAGTTCAACGTCAGTTTGCCCGACTTTAGGGTTGACGACCCTTCCTGCGCTAACCACGAATATGACCTAAGCAGTCAAAATCTGACCGATGTTAATGACAACGGTTTTTCGTTCCTTCAGATCGCTGACTTGATAGAGTCGAATCTTTAATTCCACGGGGGCGCAAGCTACTGCCTCCACTGTCGCATAACTCACCACCTCGCCGGCCAATGGGTCGGCTTTTTTATTGCCCTTTCTCAGCAGTGCGCACTGCTTGCTGGGCGGGCTTTCGTTTTTCTATTCAACCACTAATCACATGTATCCACGTCCCTACATGATCCGCCTGGATCACACTCCCAGGCAGGCGGAGTTCCTCTACTGGGAGCTCCTGGCTCTTCAGTCGCATTACGACTCCCTGGGTCCATCCAGTCCCTTGACCACCGATGAAGCGCTTACCCTGGCTAACACCCTGTCACGCCTCAAGTCTGAACTTGAAAAAGCGCAAGCCCTGGCTGATGTCCAGCTGCAGCAGCTCAAGCGTGATGTCTCTGCTGACTCGGCTAAGTGATCATGACGGTCCTTGTTCGTCCCACCCGTGCGCTTGAGGTCAGCACCTTCCGTGAGTTGCCATTCTTCGGTCGAGGCAATGGCAAACTCCCTGATTCTTTCTTGACCTTTTCACTTCCTTCTGGGCACACCTGCCCTGGCGCCTTAGCTTGCCTTGCGCTTTCCGATCGGAATACCGGCCAAATTACGGATGGCCCTCAACAGATCATTCGTTGCTACGAGGTCAGCACGGAGCAGCGTTATCCCACGGCTCGCAATAGCCGCTGGCGCAATTTCGATCTTGTGCGCCATGCCGCTCCAGATGCCCTCAGGGACATCCTCCTCGGCGGCATCGAGCGCTCCAGGCAGCACAAGACCACCCATGTCCGCTGGTTTGCTGGCGGCGACTGCTTCTCAGTGGCCCTCCGTGATGGCATCATTGCCGCCGCGGAAAGAACTCCTGACTTGATCCACTACTTCTACACCAAGAATCTGCCGCTCTTTGTGGTGGGGAATCCTCCAAGACTTCTGCCCCTGCCACAAAACCTCAGGGTCACGGCATCATGGGGCGGCAAGTTCGATCACCTGATCGAGCAGGGCATCTTCCCTCGCTCTGCTCGCGTCCTCAACTATGAGCACGAAGCAGAAGCCTTGGGACTCCCCATTGACAAGACGGACTACCTGGCCTGGACTGAGACACCCTCCCACTTCTGCCACCTGAGCCACGGCTTCCAGCCCCCTGGCACCCCCGCCGCAGAGGCCATCAAAATACGTCGTCGCAACGGAGAGTTCACAGGCTATGGAAGCAAGCGCAAATCAGGAGCCTGACTCCATCGAGATCACTAGCCACTGCCTCTTGCGTTACTACGTTGCCCTCTCCCTCGAGGCCGCCCGTATTGACCACTACTGCCAAAGGGCGGATCGAGAGCTTAATCTCAAGACGCGGCGGATTTACTCAGCCAAGCAGTGGCTTAAGATCCTTGAGCCCTACTACCAAAAACGTTTCGCACCTGCCAACACGAGAGCGCCGCACACTAGCGATTAGAACCTGCCGCTTCGGCAGCGGGCGACAACACTCGTACCAATCCCGACGGGGTACCGCCTGTGACCAAGGCCCGTAGATGCCGACTAAAGGTGATACCCAGAATCAACGTCGCTGCCGTAATGACCAACCCGCCAATCAGTATGGCGTTCTCAGTCCTGCGGCAGCAGCGCTCGTTTCCTTGGCAAGTCACGGCCTCAGCTCCAGCTGGGTGATTCGGCGATCGTGTGATTTGAGGTCTACCTTGATCTGCACGATCTCCTCTGATTGCTCCTTCTGATTATCGAGGATGGCATCCAACTGCAGTGGCACCTTGTAACCAATCCACAAGATCGCAGCACCACCTGCCATCACCAAAGCGGAGACAGCATTCAGTCGAATCTGATACCAGAAATCGACGTCCTCCCGATCCTGTTCGTCGCTCAAGGCAAGGCGGCTAATCGCCTTCTATCCTATTGAAACCCAGCTGGCACAATGCTTTACACATCAAGCGCAGGCCTCCAGACTTCCTAGCCTGGTTCAGCTGATGAAGCTGTCATGTCATTCCGGATGGTCAGACTTGTCCATCGTGAAACCGGTGCGCCCATCCTCGCTGACTGGACGCCAACGATCACCATGGACGAACTGCTGGAAGCCAATCATGGGCTCCAGGCGCGCAACCTCCCATGGAAATGGGTCCTTGCCTCAATGGCTCCAGGTGACGTGCGGCCTGGGACCCCTGAACCACTCGACGAATCTCCGCAGTAAGGACCGCTTCGGTTTCCTTGCCGGTGGGGCAAACCTGGGGCTCTTCCTCCCCCACCAATTGGCCCCCATCTCGTCAGTGCTTTCCAAGTGGATCAAAAGAATCTCTGGAAGCAATTCCCGTTTAGCTCTTGGCCACTTCTTACAGAACAGCACGTCAGTTCGATCTGCCGCTCCATGCTCTGTTGGATACCTGGTAATTCCAGAACTCTGTGGATTCCACATCTGGAAATATCCCAGCGGTTCGTACCCACCCCAGTAGCTCATATACTGGGCCAAACGAATCCCAACTGGAAATGCTGTTGGGTGAATGAAAACCCAACTGTCCTGGATTGGCTTTGGAGCACACATGAATTCAGCCCATGCCTCATAGCTGGGACACATCAGTCGGTCGACCCCGTAGACCTTCTGTGGATCCAGCTGCAGCCGGTCGATAATCGACCTCGTCTGCGGAGGCATGTAAATGTCTGCATCCATGTGGACTGTCCAGCCACGAAGAGATAGCTTGGCTAGCCCTTCATTAATGCCCGCACCCTTGTTGAAATCATCCCCGTTCCTGTAGAACACATCTGTTTCGATGCATTCAACGTTGTAGTAACGGCAAAGGCTCACGGTCTCCTCATCCCCAGGCGCCGTGACCACGACCATGCGATCGAACTGGCTTTTGTTGTGCGGCAACGTGTGGGCTAGGAAATCTGCATAGTTCACGCAGACCACGACTGCCTCCATCGGCAGCCAGGTGGGCTTTGGTTCCGGCTTGTCGGGAAGTTGAGACATGAGAGTGCCCTGAAAACAGCCCAGCGCGTAACAGCTCGTGCAGAATGACTCACTGGTCAATCACCACGGCCGAACGACGCAGGGCCCACCCTTAGCCTAGCAATCTCCGCTTGGTGGCTTTCATCTAATCCATCTATGTTTCGCCTCAATTCTTCCCTCTTCTCCCACGCAGCCGATGTCGTCGGGAAGTTCGCTCCCTGCCAGGGAATTGAGCTAGCACCGCACCCCTCCGGCAAGGGCATCACCGTCACAGCACTTGCCGATTCCCAGGCCATGGTCGTCATCGGCTACGACCCCAAGGGCGTCGCAGATGAACCCGCAACGGTATTCCTCCCTACCTCTGAGATCAAGACCGCCAGCAAGGGGATCAAAAGCGCTGAAAGGGAACTGGCCATTGAAGACGGACTGGCCACAGTGACCACGTACTACCAGTCGCACTCTGTCGGTAAATCATTCCCCATCGCCACAACGAGTGTCCCCTTCCCTCCGGTTCGCTCTGTCATCGCCAGGGCCGTCGAGTTCTGGGGCTCTGCGCCAATCCAGCTGGGATCCTCTGGCCGATACGACCTGCCCCTGCTGCTCTCTGCGATACGGTCTATGGCTGATGCAACCCAATCACTGGTTGTCTCCCCCTATCCCAATGGCCCCCTGCGTCTACAGAGAGAGGATCTTTCTCTTGTGGCCATGCTGATGCCCCAGACGGCAGTCCCCATCCCGCCCCTACCTGACTGGCTGCTGGAGTACGGCGCTTAGTGCAATGCCCGATGTATCAAGCAATGCTTGACACTTCGCGCACTTTAGATATCTTGGTTGCGCCCTGCCCGAATTCGCTTGACCTATGCGGCAGCTGTCGTTGTCCTGACCGGGAACCCCCAGTCCGTTGTAGACGGCAGTCGTGAATTTCTCTGCGCCACTGGGGAGATCCCCTCAGGCCAGACCCCCGTCCTTGTGGACGTGAGGGCCTTCAAGGATGGGCCCGCAGCTGGGCTCCTTGCACAGAAGATCGTCGGTGATCGCATCCTGGTCTCTGGCGATGTCCTGCTCATGGAAGGCTCCAGCCAGCCTGTCATCACGGCTTTCGTCTGTTGCCCCGCTACTGACGAGCAGTACCTCAACGAGGTCACTCTTGTCGGTCGCATCGGTAGCGAACCCAAGCCAGCCGGGAAATCAACCCGGCGCTCTGTGGCTCTGAATCGGTACCTCCCCAATCCGCAGGGAGGAGACCCGATTGAGCAGACCGATTGGTATGGTTGCCGGGTATTCGGTACTACCCAGGAGCGCTTCTCCAGAGTGGATATTGGTGCACTGGTGGAGGTCTCTGGATCGTTCTCCCAGATGACCTCCTCTACCAATGAGCCCTACTGTGAGGTTAAAGTTCGCTCCTTCCGAGTCCACAGAGGGCGCGGCGGCAGCAGTGATCCCGCTACGGGTACTGCGGCAGTCGGCTACGACCAGGCCTCTTTTGAGGCCGATCACGACATTCATCCCAACTGGAACTAAACTCAAGCCAATTCATGACATCACCATTCCCAACCAACTACAAACCGACCGACGAACGCTTTTCCAGTAACCGCTTCTTCAATGCCAAGTCCCTATCGGAGGGAAAGACAGTTGAGATCCGCCTCTGCGGCACTGCTGCCACTGGGCATGTGATCTCCGGCTACAAATACTTCACGATGGAGAAGCGCCCCCGCCTGTTCCCTCTCTTCCCAAGGGGTTATGCCGCTGACATTGGCATGGCCTTCAACGGCCAGGAGAAGGCGGAGCCCTTCTACTTCCTGAGCTGGGCAGCCCTGATGAAGGGAGCTGACGAGCCCGTGATCTTTGAAATCACCCAGCCCTCGCTCCAGACATCAATCGAGCAGACCCTCGCCCTCGAGGACTACCAGGTCGATGACGGTAAGCCTGCGAATTTTTACCTGACCATCTCCAAGGTTTCAAAAAACAACAAGCCCACCTACACGGCGATTCCAACGCTGAAGGCCGTCTCGAAGAACGATGCCCCATTCAAGCTGTGGGAAGCATCCCGCTCCTCGATCTGGCTACCTGCCATGTTCGAGGGTGGTGATCCCTTTGCTGGTCCCCCAGCAGGGGCTACAGGTGCGGATCCGCAGCTGAATGCCACTGTGATTCCAGCCGGCGGGAGGGATGTGCTTGGTGCTGACGAAGAACTCGAAAGCACTCCTGTTGCTGCAGGCAGTGGCTGGTAATTACTTGTAACGCCCGGCCGCTCACTCGTGGGGCGGCTGGCTGTTTTCCTGCAGTTGCTGGAGGAGGGCCTCCCCGGGATCTGCGTCATTGCGCATCCCAAGGGACAAGGCCCTGGCCGCCTCCATCCCTGCCCACCGTAGGGCTGCTGGTTGCACAACCAGTGCGTGCTTTCCCAGCAATAGGCATAGCTCCTTGAGATCCTTGAGCCCTGCCTTCTCAACAAGAAGCTCCAGTTGCCTGTACTGGAAATGGGCTTCAAGGGTTGCCTCCATCTCCATGCCCGATCCAGTCGTCATTCATTGCGCCCACTCTCGTTACACGCTAACTACTATGAGCCAAAGCCTCCAAGATGACAGTTCTGTCACGCACTCAACGACCAGCGTTGGACTCCTAGCCACCCTGGTCGAAGCTTGCGAACAAGTCGCTTCTGCACCGACGGTTCTCGAAGCCCGGGAGGGGGAGGTCATTCTCTTGACTCTCCCCCCTTCCTCCAGGTGTAGCGAGGCTGCTATTGGGTGGACCCACATAGCTTGCCTGCGTGAGCTGGTGGACACTGCGTTGATCATTTCTTTCGCGCCCCTTAAAGGCATGACTTCCGCAACAGGAGATTACGCGTATGTCGTTCTCAGACCCAGGTCTTCTGCAGCTTCTGCAGGAGGCAGTACAGAAGTCGGATGTGCGCCAACTGATTGAGCGCTACGGTGTAAACCAGGTCAATCAGGCCTGGAAACAGCTCGATCCTGTGCACCGAGCATCACTCCAATTCTGCCGAGCATTCGATGGCGTCCTCGTCCAAAGACTCTCCGACACCCCCGAAGGATCTAGTAGCGATCGAGCTCCGAGCGATCCGCATGGGGATCACCTCGGGGCTCACGCTTCTTCAGGAGACGAAGCAATTGCAACAGAAGCAGCTGGAGCAGCTCTCGGAGTTGAACCGCCTAATCGACGGCTTCACCTCCAGTGGCAGCAGCTTCCGCTCGTACCAGACTGATCCCATGGTGATCGTCTACGCCTCCATCCTTGGTCCCATCCTGGGTGACCGATTGGATTCGGTTGTTGCTAAGGCGGCCGACTACGAGGATCTCATGATCAAAGGCGCGATTCCTTACGCACGCCGATTGCTGCGAGAGCTTGACGCTTACCAGGAACGCGGAGACGGGCGCAGCTACCTGGAGCATGTGGCTGGAGATATCAAGCCGCCTACTGAACCACCTGCTACTGCATCAACATGAAACCGCTACAGGATCAGCTCTTCACGAGCAGCGTCACCATCAATGACCCCGCCCTCACCAACGGCCACTTATGGGGCATGGGCCCTGGCTTTGGCTCCAATGCCGAAGCAGCATGGAAAACGGGCTACACGGGATCGAGGGATGTTTATGTGGGAATTATTGACACAGGGGTGGATTTTACCCACCCAGATTTGGCTGCGAATATCTGGCGCAATCCCTTCGAGGTAGAGGGAGACGGAATTGATAATGATGGAAACGGCTACATTGATGATATTCGCGGCTGGGATTTTGATAAAAACGACAATACGATTTACGACGGCCCTCAAGATGGCCACGGCACCCATGTAGCCGGCATCATCGGGGCTGTTGGTGGCAATGGTCAAGGTGTGGTTGGGGTGGCCCCCAACGTGAAGATTATCTCCCTCAAGTTCATAGGGAATCACGGCGGAACGACCATCGGGGTCCAGAGGGCCTTGGATTACCTGACGGATCTAAAGCGTCGTCATGGCCTCAACATCGTGGCCAGTAACAATTCATGGGGAGGTGGAACAGGCCCTTGGATGGAAGACGCCATGGTTAGAGCCGCGCAAGCGGGCATTTTGTTCGTTGCTGCTTCTGGCAATGCCGGTCGGGACAGCGATGTTGTCCCCTCCTACCCATCGGGAATTAGCACCTTGCAAAGAGCCGGTTACGAAGCCGTCATCTCTGTAACAGGAATAGACAGCGACGGGAATCAACAATTTAATTATGGAAGGACAACGGTAGACTTGGGTGCTCCATCTACCGGAATTTATTCTACCCTGCCAGGGAACAACTACAGTACCCTGAGCGGCAGTTCTATGGCGGCGCCGCATGTTGCGGGAGCGATTGCACTTTACGCCGCAAAGCATCCCAACTCCAGTGCTCGACAGATTCGAGAAGCGTTGCTAGCAAGTACCACTCCGACAGCCTCTTTGGTAGGCAGAACGGCGACAGGCGGTCGGCTGAATGTAGCGGCATTCCTGAACACTCCACCAACTGGCGCTTCTCCGGCTCCAACACCAGCTCCGGCACCTGCTCCTGCTCCCATTCCAGCACCTCCAACAACAGCACCTCCAACACCAGCACCTCCACCGGGAGCACTGGTGCCGGTTTCAGTCACCGCAATAGACCTGGATGGATTCACTGCTTCCCCGGTGTTCGAGCAGGTGGCCAACGCCTTTGATGGCAATGTGAACACCAAGTATCTGAACATCGGTGGAGCCAACTCAGGCGTTGAGCTGCGCTTTGCAAGCCCAACACGTCTGGGTTCTTTCTCCCTGTCCACGGCGAATGACACACCTGGCAGGGATCCGTCCTCGTATCAGATCTATGGATTCCAGAGCGGATCCTGGCAGCTCCTCACCTCAGGTGCTTTGCAACTGCCAGCGGCGCGTCTTACTGCTGGCAACAGCATTGCATTGCCAGAGCTGCCAATTCTGACGAGCTATCGGGTGATCTTCCCGACTTTGAAGCTGGAGGGCAGCATGATGCAAATCGCAGATCTACGGCTCTACGGCCACTCGCCGGCTCCCACTCCAGCGCCACCTGCTCCTGCACCACCGGCACCAGCGCCGCCAACACCAGCCCCTGAGCCAGTTCCGCCATCGCCGGCACCAGCGCCAGCACCAGGGCTTCTTCCCGCACCATCAAGAACCACTGCGATGGATCTCGACGGTTTTAGTGACTCTCCCAGATTCGAGCAGGTGGGGAATGCGTTTGACAGTGATCCCCTCACCAAGTACCTGAACATCGGGGGGACTCGGTCAGGTGTTGAGTTCTCATATTTAAGAGAGACCCAACTCACTGGGTTCAGGGTAACCACAGCAAATGACATGCCCGGCAGGGATCCTGCCTCTTACCAGATCTATGGGCAGAGAAATGGATCCTGGGATCTTCTGATCTCAGGCGGCCTGCAGTTGCCCACTGCGCGACTGACAGAAGCTCCAGCCGTCTCCCTTGATGGGCTGTCAGCACTGACCACATACCGCCTGGTGTTTCCAACCCTCAGAGCGGATGGCAACATGATGCAAATCGCAGATCTGAAGTTGTATGGCAGCCAGACCGGTTTTGCCACGGCTGATCACCCATTCCAACAATTCATCTCCAACCCATGACCGTTGAAACTGAACTCTCCTCCGCCGCGCAAGCGGTACTAGATGCTTATCACATGCGGGCCGATCATGAAGGCCCTAAGTGCCCTGAGGTATGCTTTATTGCCGAAGCCCTTCTCGCCCTGGAAGAGCAACTCGCGCAAGACAAGCCAGCCCCCATGAGTAGCGATCTTGGGGTTGCGGTTCTTACTGAGCGGATCAGGATGCTTCGGAAGATAAGCGCCATCGCCGCCGAGCTGGAGGCCTATCCATTCGCCAACACCAAAGGAGACCACAGCTGATGTTTTCAGTCAAGCAAAAGCGTGAGATCGCAGACGCTGTTCAACAAATCCTGCGAGCAACCAACCATCCCGAGCTGCCAGCTAGTGAAATCCAGTTTCTTCTTCATGTAGACGGTGCCGAATCTTGGAGCTGGGCCGACATCAGAAACAACGGTGCTGTACAGCGACCGGGTATTAACACTTGGAATGAACTGCAAGACCCCTCTACTGGGGCTTCCGAACTGGAGGGCGCTGTGGCCTCTCTCAACCGCGTCATTGTTCCAACCATAAACGACTGGAAACAAAGCCATGACTGATTGGAAAGCGCTGTGCGCTGAGCTGCTAGAGGCTCTTGAAAACGCTATCCGTGTGGTTTACCACGAAGACGGCACTAAGCACATCTCGACAGCCGACCCGGTGATTGCTAAGGCTGATGCCGCCCTGGCCAAGCCCGATCCGGAGGGGGGAGGGTCGATCCATGGCCCAGGGGGAGAGATCGTAGCGACGATCAGGGCTTACGCCTCGGTGGAGCCGCAGGTGGGCGCCAGCAGAATTCTTCACGAGTCAGATTTCGGAGTGGTCGCCCGTGCCATCCTCGCCCACCCCGCCATCAAGCCGGAGCTGGGGGAGGGAGAGGTGGAAGAGCTGGTCAGGCGACTGCGGGACTGGCAATCCATTCCATTACTGTCGGAGCGCGAACGCGCCGCCACCCTGCTCCAGCAGTTGTCTACTATCGCAACCGAGGATCTGGAAAATGGCTAATTGGAAAGAGCTGTGCGCTGAACTGGCCAACTATCTGCAAGGTCGGAAAGATCTTGAATGCGGCTGGGGGGAGGAAGATCCAGAGCAAGACCTGCTAGACCGCACCCGCGCCGAACTGGCTAAGCCGGAGCCGCAGGGGCTTGAGTTGGTCTATCGCTACTGCCCAGTCACTATTGCAGAGTGCGGGGGCCCGTGCGAGCAAGGTCCTGAATACTGCGACTGCGGCGAAATAAAAGGCGAACCTCCGTCCCAGCCCGACCAGCCCGTGTCGGAGCATCGCCCCGTCTGGACCGAGGGCATCTGCGGGGACGGTGCTGCCATCCTGAAGGACGGCGTGATGCAGCCCATAGAAGATGTGATCGCTGCGCTCAACGCCACATCCCTGGCCCAGCCGCCAGCTTCGTGGTGGAGGAGTGCGGGGCCGACAAACTACAACGAGGATTTTTGGCGCAGAGATGCACTAGAAAAACTTGTTCATGCAGCCGCAAGTTTCCGATTAGGTGTCTATAGCGCCGAAGAGCTTGAAATTTTTGAAAACAGAGCCCGCGCCATCCTCGCCCGCTGGGGTCGCCCCGGCGGCTTGGCTCCCCTGCCGGTGCCAACTAGCGAGGAGGCACCATGAGACCCGATATCAAGGCCTGCTGGGCAGAAGCACCGAGGCAGCTACCGAGGATTCCTCGGTCGCTCAAGGCGAAGGCGGTAGAAACCCCCACCCTGGACGACGACATCATGCGCCTTGCGGGTGAGCACTTCCCCTATATGCGAGGTGACGACTATGGCTCGGGCTTTATCCCTGTCGACATGAGTTCCCACACGCTCGGTCGGGACTTGCTCAACTTTGCTCACGCGGTACGCGCCCTGCCGGTGCCGCCGCAGGAGGAGGCGCGGTGAACTCTGCGCCTCGCCAGCAATGCAAAGACATTCCCGATCGCCCAATCCTGGAGCTCCTTGCCCGAAGCCCAGGTGAATGGCACAACTGGTTTGAATGGCCGGGCAATACATTGACAGTTCGTCTTGCCATGCCACCCCGTACGCCAGACAAGTTAGCCCTTGCGAAAATGCGTCAATTACTACGTCGCGGCCTAGTCGATGGATGCGGATGCGGTTGCCGTGGCGACTTTGAGATCACTAACAAGGGGCTGGCCTTTTTGGCTTTTGAATCACCCCTGTTGGCTCCCAGTTCACCTACCCCTGAAACACCATGACGATTTCGCTTGCTGGACCTGAAGACTCCCAGATGTGGATGCAAGTTGGCGCGCCCACTGTCGACAAAACCCTGCCCGACGCTTACCGCTTGGCTCGCTTCCAGACCGAGGAAGGCAGGACGCACCTAAAACTCCAGGGCTACTTCACATGGACCCAGGGATGCATGCGGGCGCTTTGTGGCGAATGGAGGGACATCGAGACCGTCGATACTGACGCCAGTGACGACGAGCCCTATGGGCCGCTGCCGTGATAGCTGCCCCTAGCTGATTCCATTCCCGATTGGACGGCCCTACTTTCCGAATCAGCCGCTTGCAATTTCACCCCATGAGATCTAGTTACACTCAAGGAAATCAATTCCTATGTGCAAGCGCCGACCCGATTCGAAATCAACGGGGTTCGGCATTACAGGGCCGGAGATGACCCCAATCGGGTCTACCCTTCAGTAACTTCCATCCTCGGAAAAACAGCAGGAGCCAAAGCCAACCAGCGGCTCCAGGCTTGGAATCTCAATAACCCCGGCGCAAGAGAAGCAGCAGCGAAACGAGGGACGGCAATCCACGCCGCCTGCGAAGACTACATCCGTGGCAAGGAGGTCAATCTGCCTGATGACCTCCTGCCCTACTGGGAGGGTGTTGCCCAGCACCTCGATCGCTACGAAGGCTTTCTCTGGTCGGAAAAGCCACTCCGCAAGGAATGGGACTTCTGCACTGGAGAAGATGGCATCTCCAGGATCTGGTCCCACGAGCACGGCTACTCCGGATGTCCTGACATCGTCGGCCTCAGAGGCGGCGTCGCCTGGCTGGCTGACGTCAAATCCTCTGTCTCTCCTTATTGCCGCTACTTCCCAAAGGACGAGAACCGAGCACACTTCTCTGGCTGGATGAAATTCAATAAGTGCGGTCTCCAACTCGGCGCCTACTCCATCGCAATCGAAGAGACCCTTGGCATCGATGTCGAGTTCGGTGGCATGCTGGTCACAACTCCAGAGACCGTCCAGTCCTTCATCCTGCGCCCCCATGAATTGCGGAGTTTCCGCTTCAAGTGGCTGCAGAAGGTCGCCGAATACAAGCGCTTGGTCGCGCTAGAGAAGGAAGCGTTAGCCCTCGCTTCCTAGTTCACTATGATTGGGTTACAGGATTCTTGACCCCTTCATGAATTTCAGTGGATTCGTAAGCCCTTACCTCGACCGAATCAAGGATTATCAGCGAGGAATCCCCAAGGGCGGTGGACGGCCAGACGGCTTCAACGCTGCCAAGTTCGGCGCATACATGCCTGACGACGGTAACGAAGTTGCTATGGACCCTCGTCGACTGCTTGGCGGGGTAGTGAAAGGGGCTACCGATTTCCTCAATCCCGACGTGGCTCCACCTGATTCTTTGCAGCGAATCAATGACGCTGTCTTTGGGAGGGGCGGGGGAGGCGCTCCATCGCGCCCCGGGCAGCTCAGTCCAGGGGAGGAGGCCTGGAGGCGATATGCCCGCGGCAATGACTTAAAGACTTTCGCTCAGGGGGGTAGCGGCGCGTTGGACCGGGAAGAGCAAAAAAGACGTCTTCTTCGCGGCTATTGAGGACACCTCCCCCAATCAACCATGCGAATGGCATTCAGCCCTGAAGTAGCGCCCCTCCTGTAAGACGCCATTGCGGGGGGGGGGCCTAGCTTCAGGGTGGACACTCCTTACGTTCCGGGGCGTTCACTGGAAGGGGTGCCAAACGCCAACAGCCCCGCGAACCGCGACAAGATTTACAGGCGTTTCCTGGCAATCCCTCCTGGGAGCCCAAATCAGCCACAGCTTCCATCGATCCGGGGCGTATAGATCGCCAGCACTGACGCAGTGGCGCCTGTCCCCGTAACGCAGTGTCTGCACCATGTGCCCCTCGGGTGCTGCATTTGCAGCAACGGCCTGCCCTAGCGCCAGCCCAAGCAGCAGCGCCGCCCAGGGGATGTGTGCTGTGCCTAGCCAATTGATTGCTTTCCTGTGCAAGCTTTCGCTCCGTTCAGGTCAAAAGGTATTCTACCGAATAAGCAGTGGGTATAAGTGCTTACATCCCCGAGCACCACTTGCTTGCCACTGCCAGCCGTGTCGGTCATAATGAAAGCCCAATCCTTTCACCCCATGGCCCGCAGTCCCTCGATCATCTTTCGCCTTCAGAGCATCGGTGTTGGCTTACTCTTCGCTGCCATCGTGGGCGGTGGCTCCTACGGCTGGGTCAGCAACATCATCAAGCTCGCTGGCTCCAGCTTTGACCCCCTAGGCGGCGTTGTTGTGATCCGAGCCATTGGGATCCCCATCGTTCCCCTGGGCATCGTCATGGGCTACGTGCCCTAAACCCATGCTGAAGAACGACCGCTGGATTAAGCAGCAGGCCTCTGCTGGAATGATCGAACCGTTCACTCCGGAGCTGGTGCGGGAGGTGTATGTGAGCCTCGGCGGCCTTGAGCCGTATGGCCCGATGCGGTGCCCCGTCCTGTCCTACGGCTGCAGCTCCTATGGGTACGACCTGCGTCTCTCGCCCAAGGAGTTCCTGATCTTCCGCCACGTCCCCGGCACGGTGATGGACCCCAAGCGGTTCAACCCCGACAACCTGGAGCCTGCTGCCCTGCACTCAGACAGCGATGGGACCTACTTCATCCTCCCGGCCCACTCCTATGGACTCGGGGTTGCCCGGGAGAAGCTCAAGGTCCCAGCCAATGTCACGGTCGTCTGCCTGGGCAAGAGCACTTACGCCCGCCTAGGTATCATTCTCAACACAACTCCCGCCGAGGCCGGCTGGGAGGGCAATCTCACCCTGGAGTTCAGCAACTCCTCAGGGGCTGACTGCCGCATCTACGCCAATGAAGGCGTTTGCCAGCTCCTGTTCTTCGAGGGGGATCCCTGTGATGTCACCTACGAGGACCGCGATGGCAAGTATCAGCACCAGCCGGAGAAGGTCGTACTCGCAAGAGTGTGAACAGCGCTAGACCGGTCCATTCGATAGCCAGCTCCTGATCGCTTGCTCTTTGTCGGCGCAGTAGAACGGCTGCTCCGTGTACCACTGCCAAACGTCGCAGTGATTCTTTGAGACATTGCACGAAGCACAGGCTGGCACCAGGTTCGATCTCTTCGTGGTGCCACCCTTGATCTTGGGAACGACATGATCAAGGGTGACCTTCTCGGGCTGGCATCCGCAGTAACTGCAGCAGCCGTCCCACGCGTTGATGATCTCTCGCCTGAAACTGTTCTTGGTGGCCCGCTTCGAGACCAACTCCGATCCTTCAATCCTGTGAGACAAAGGGCTCAGTCTCGCTGGGGTTTAAGCGCAAGACCAGGCTAGCGAGGATGGGCTATCCCCTTGCTCATCGCTCCGCAGTTGCGCCAATGAAGAGATCTGCCAGTGCTTGTTCTTCACAGATCTTGGCCATCAAGCATTCTTCACGGGCACACAATTCGGCACCTTTCGGCCATCTTTCACCTTGGTGCCAATAGCCTCGTAGTTCTCCCAGCAGGCGGCGGCAAGTTTGTCTCCGGCTTTGCGTGTCATGGGTGGTTCATCCTCCGCGGGCTAGTCTATCTTCCAATTCGCGGATCTTCTTGTCCTTCGGGCTTTCCATGCCGAGCTGTTGGGCGAGCAGGGAGCCCACGGCCATCCCTCCAAGGATGCCGACTTCATCACCAGCAAATCGGCCAATCGCTTTACCAAGGTGCTCTCCGGTGACCTGTTGAACGGGAGCGTCAAGGCCGCTAGTGATCCGGCTAAACATGTCGCCCAACGCCTCTCCGTATTGGCCCCCCGCAGCTTTGCCGATCTCGCCGGCTATTGCTTCTCGGTTGGCCATAAACCTGGCAATGTTTTCATCAAAATTGTTGTGGGCTGTTCCGCGTATCAGTTGCTCGACTTCCTCGTAGGGGCCAAGTTTTTTCATCAGGGTTTCACTGATTGCCTTGCGCTGCTCGGGAGGCATCGACTCCAGGGTCTTGGCAACGGCGGCGCCCCTTTGTCCCATTTGCACCCTGCTGGCATAGTCCTGGAATTGCTCAGCTGAGATCCCATAGCGGCTCATGAAAAATTCCGGATCGCTGACTGCCTCACGAGCTAAGCGGCTTGAGGCCTCAGAGAGTAATTCATCTTTGATGAGCTCGCGCCCTAGAAGCGCGTTCTGCTTTAACCCCTTGGCTGTGGTTTCATTTCCAAAAGTTCGGCCAATGAACTGCAACGTCGGATTCTGGAGCTCTCCTTTGTGAATGCGTTTCCCTAGCTTTGCTCCGATGCCCCTTCCTGCTTTGCCCAAGGCAATACCACCAAGCATGGCTGTCGCTGTCTCCAGGGCGATCTGGCCCGGCGATTTATCTGTGCCTACCTGGGATAGACCAGCAATCAGCCCTCCTCCGCCACCCTCTAGGATCTCTTCCCCTAGTGGTGTATCGGTGAAAAACTCAATGATCTTTACAGCCGCTGGCCGTTGATCCATGGCTGCCTTGCTACGCCTGCTGGCTTTAATCCTAACGAAGTGCAGCTTCTGGCCCTTGCATGGCCTCCATCACGGACTCGTTGTCGAATGGGTAGGGCTGGACCCGACCCCAGTCATGTACATCTGTCAGTAGATTCATGACCCGCGGTGGTAGATCTCCGTTGAGTGCCAGGGTGTTGATCTCTTCTCCACTGATTTCTCCGGCCATCATTCCCTGCCTGAGACCTTCAAACAGGGCGAGCTCCTCTACGGCAAGCTTGCTGTATTTCTCTCGCATGCCTCCTATGTTGTTCTTGGCGTGATCGGCCTGTGTCATTTCCTGGGAATGCATGGGCGTGCGCTGCTCCTCCAGGTACCTGATCAATTCATTCAATCCATAGCCGCCAGCGCCTGCCGCTCCGACGCCGAGCAACGTGCCAGCCATGCGAGCAGGTTTCATGGCCTGTCCTCCATCGCGCTCAGGGCGTAAAGACTTCCCAGCGCTCCTCCAAGTCCAGCGCCGGCAATCAGCCCATTCACTCCGTTCCGGCGGAATTTCCTGAGTCCCTCTGAGCCGGGCGGGTACAGGATGCCGGGACGATCATGGCCCTGGCTCCTCCTCTCGTCGACCTGGGCTTGCATTCTTTGCTCTACCCCTTGTTCCATCCGATCCAGCGCCCTGCGTGTATTGGCCAACTTCTGAATATCGCTCGGAGTGTCAATCTTCTTATGACGAGCTTCCAGGGCCAGCAACTCTCTTCTAATGGCAATTGGCAGCAGCTCACGCGCCAATCGCGTTTCGCCGTGGGGACTAATCCTTGCGGCTACATCTCCCCCTAGGACGGCGCCGCCAAGTCCCATGAGGGCTAGTCCAGCGTTCATTGGAATCTCGCCGGAGTTCGTGGAGGTGGGATCACCTGTCGCCACGTCCAGCGCAGCCCCAGCCGCGGGGATCCCAGCGCTAAGGGCCAAGATCGCAGCTATTGCATCTCGGACGTTATCGTCAGCAGCCATCCGCCTTGGTCGGCTCATATTGGAAGACGCCTGTACCTGCTGCCTTTAATCCTAACGAAGTGCAGCTTCTGGCCCCTTCTTGCCAAAAAAAAGCTCCCCTACCACGGAGAGCTCTGAATCCCACTTACCCTCTAGTCGTAATGTCCGGCTCACCCCGGTCACACCAAGAGGTTCCTTCGACCCTTCAATCGAAGGAACGTGATTACCATAGCATGCATCCTGCCCGCCTAGGCAACCGCCTCCCTGTTGGTGAATGCTTCTCGGACGGCCTCCTCCTCCAGGTTGGTAGCCACCGCGAACGCAGCAACCAACTCATCGCTGAACGTCCCCTCCCTCTCGAGCAGGTCCAGCGCCTCGGTCGTCAATCCCATCTTCTCCTGTAGCCACTCGGGCACCTCCGCGGCTACAAGCTCCTCCCTGGGCCACGAGTAAAGCGGCTTCTCTTCTGCCGGTGGGAGAGCCGCAGCCGGGATACTCCTCTGGCTCGCTGTCGTCATGGCCTCCAACATTCCCGAGATGTGCCCTGCACCTGCACTGGAGCGAATCCACGACACGACATCCTCGAACGAGATATCGCTTTCGTAGACTCCTGTTTCGTAGTACGCGACCAGCGCGTCCAGCGTGATCCCCATCAGTACTGAGAGGCGCTTGTTGATCCCAGTCGAAACCCGCAATGGGTGCACCCCTGCACGAAAGTACTTCTGAGTCGTTCCTATCGTGATACCCAGTTCCGATGCAAGACGCCTCTCGCTCCATTCGTGTCTTGCCATCACTTGACGGAGTGCTGCGGCGAATCGCTCGTAATAGGTGGAGTCGTTATCCTTGATTGAGCTTCGTCTTGCCGGCACTGGGTCCTACCTTGCGTATTGAGCGAGATCGGACAGTAGCACCTGTCAATCGCTCACGCCCAGTCGGGCTGCGCTTTTGAGATAGTCCTGCTTAAACTTTTGCACATTGAATCCCTTATGCAAGATTTAATAAACCACATCTGGCGAACTTCCCCGATCCCCAGTAGGCTTCGCGCCTGTGCTGCAAGACAGGGCACGCAAGGCGCCAGACTAGCTAAGCAGCCCTAAGACCTTCCGGTCCCCCTCGGCCGAATGCCGCCATCCTTCCCGATCTCGCTCAACCCGGCAATCCACGACAAGCCAGCCTGGCGTGAGGAGTACGGCAGTAACTGGCAGCAGCGAACAGTCGATAGTGACGGCCTCCTCCAATTGATCCGGGCGGGCACTGGCTGGATTGCTGCTGCCATGAGCTCAACCCACCGCACCACGTCCGCCTTCAAGTACGCGGATCTGGCAGTGGTCGACATCGACTACGGCATGGACCTGGAGGACTTCCTGACCCATGAGCTCGCTGCCTCCGCTCTCCTCTATTACACAACCGCCAGTCATCAGCCTCAGCCCGGAGCCAATCGCTTCCGGGTGGTCTTCCGTCTCCCTTGCCGCATCGACGACCCCGAGCTCTACAAAGCCGTCGTTACCCAGCTGATCGGCACCCTT